CATTCATACACAAATGGCCAGCCATCGCAGATGTCGCCTAATGTTATCAATAGGTCATTTTCTTTATCGAAGCCGGATCGCTCCAGGCATTGTTGTAACGGAATATGTGCGCCATGCGGATCCCCCATTACGAAAGTTCTATTTGCCATAATAAGTTTCCTCCCACCACTTATTAAATTCTTCATCCTTTTGCTCTCTTTGTTTACGCGCCCATTCGGTTTTGTATTCGCGTATCTGGTCTTTCTTCAGTTTTTCTTCTCTGACTTTTTTGAGATACCTATCATTGTGTTCTTTCTTTGTTAATGGAGCTTTTTTAATCTGGCCCTTCTTTACAGGTACGATTTTACCTTCTTTTACCTTTTGACGGTAAATTTTTTTCGCTTCACGATCCTTCTTACGCTTTTCTTCTATAGATTGCTTAGTGCCCTTTGCCATAATTAATAGTTTTTATTTAAAGATTATGGTTGCCTTTTTATTTACGAGGTCATCAACCGACACATTGAAATATTTAGCAATTTGTTGTAACTCTTCATCTTTTATTTTAATGTTACGCGCGGGGGTTTCGATGTCGCCTATTCTGCGCTCAGATATTAGGTTTAGTTCAATGCTAAGCTCCCTGGCGGATATATCGCGCTCCAACCGCAATAAACGCAAATTGTGGCCTATGTTATTAGACATATTAAGTTTTTTTGTTGTTGTATTTCTGTAATGCCAGCTCCATGGCAATAGGCGCATGGGGTATTTCTTTTAGAGCGGCGTAAAATAGATCTGTTAAATCCTGTGGCGTTAAGTTGTTGTGGCGAACTGCTATCGCTTTGCCATTTGTAGATATGGCTATTCGGCGCCATTTGGGTGGCTTGTCGGAGGGAAAAGACATAGGATGAGGTTTACGGTTTAATGATTTTAATAGTAAATAGCGCAAAGATCATAAGCCGTCGGGGTGTTTAATTGTTAATTAATATCCCCTAATGTAGCAATTATTCTGAATTATTATCCAATTTATTTTTACTTTTTTGAAGCATTTTTTCAAAAGGCGTGAGCGTATCGTATTGATCTTCAGGTTTATGTACTACTTCTGGGATGATCTCCGCCGGTATATCAATCTTAGCCGGCTCCGGCTCTACCGGTAACGCGGCTTCGCGAATAGCAGCATCAATCTTTAGCAGGTTATTATTATATTCTTCAGTTTCTTTTTTGGTGGCATACCGAAAATAATGGCCTTTAGCCTGCTTTGTTTTTCCATTGATGTTGTAGGATATAACGACCTGGGATAAATTATAAAAATCAGCAGCTGCCTTGCTCGACTCCCAGTAAGCTACCGGCTTACCGCCAGGTTTATCTAACTCTATAATTGGTTTTTTTAAATTAGGATTTGCCATAATATATACATTCTGGTGGTAAAATTTTAGGATCACAGTTATAGTCAACCATTTGTTGTGCGTTGCTGCTCCAACCAGGGTGCTGAAGGGCGGCGAATGGCGCGCAGACGTAATAACTACCGACTATGGGCTGATCATCAATGTGTTTGTTTTCGGGTGTTGATAGGAATTTATCATAGTAAACCTCGCTAATTATATAACAGTGAAGGCCGGCAAATTTGCCAATTGGTATAGCTCCGGTCCTTTTGCCAACTTGCTGCAATGTTTGCTGGTCCAGACCATAAGCTCCTGCCAAATACAGATCAAAATACTCCGGCTTATTCGCTAAGAAGTACTGCCAACCATCTGGCGCCGGGAACATTACATCTTCTTCCATGATGCAGATCTCAGGCAAATGGTGATCCACGGCAAATTGCACGATTTGCTTATGGCTCAGATTAATGCTACGAACAACGTTAAGAGGGTCATATATCGGCTCCCAGAACTTAGCGTCGATGCCTTGGCGATCTAATTCCGCATAAAGGGTTTCATTTGGTCGCGGCCTTACCGGGTTTATTAATATATGCGCTATCATGTAGTTTAATTTTCACTCCAATGATCGACCCAGCTCCTGAATGTATTGCTTTTGTTATACAGTATAACAGCGGCTAAGACGCCCAAACAAAACAGCCCCCACATAACCAAAATCGTAATTAAAACGTACAATAGATTGATCATATAAATTTTATTTGATCATTAATAATTGTTTTCCAGTTATTGAATTCATACAAATTGCTCACTACCGTTGTATGTGGCGCGCCTTCCACAATAAGGTCACAACGAAACTTAAAAGAGTTTAGGATCTCACTAAGGCCATAAACATATTCGGCGTCCGGCTCCGTATCATGCACAATGATCAGCTTGGCAATATTGCTATGCTTACTAATTAAATATTTGCGCAATTCTGCCGGCGCGCAATCAATGAATACAATTGATCCTTTCCAGACATTGACATGCATGTAATTGGGTTCATAAAACAAAGTATGGTTTTTATGAGCCCAGATATTGTCGTCATATTCAATTGCGTTATACGATTTGTCTTTAATTAATTCAAACCATTGGTAGTCGCTTTCATAACTGATGCAGTCGTTTGCCGGGAATTTCTCAGCATATAATGATTGTAATAATGGTGTGCTTCCCTGCCCAGTTCCGAATTCAAAAAAGCCCATATGGTGCATGTTCATAATGGCCCTATATAGCATTGGCCTATGTGATGAAAAATCATCAACCGGCATCCAACTATCCGGAATTTCCGGATGGTCTAATGGAAGCGGCACACCGCGTTCGATTATAGGTTCAGGTATCTTCTTTTTGCGTTTAGCCATATTATTCAATTGTCCATATTCCGGTTTGCCAAGGATGGCCATCATGATCTTTATGATCTTCTTGCAAATAAATGTTTCCTGTGAAACTCCTCAAGGCTTCTTCCGCAGCTGGGCATATAAACACATAATCCTGTTGCCAATTATCCACGATTAACGTTAGTGGGCGCAGTAACGTTAGCGCCTTTAAAATACATTCATAACGCAGAATACCATCTACGACAACAATATCGGGAGTATACCACGCCGGCACCTCCGTGTAAAAATCAATCTTTGTTTGATCTCCTTCATGAACATTTCGGTAATGTATCTCCACCTTTGACTGTAATCCTAATTCATTCTTGCGGGCAACTATATCGGCAAACCATTGCTGATTGGCTTCAATAGAAAACACATACTTACACTTATCGGCCCACCATAATGTAGATAGGCCAGCTCCCCACTCGAGCACGAGCTTATCGGCAAGATCCCAGGTTTTTATAGCATCCATGGCGCTGTTTACAAGCCACGGCTCTACTAAATTATTTGTAGGATCGAATCTTTGCCCGAAGGATAATCCTATTCTACTTGTATGCCCATTTGAATCCATATGCTGTTTTTCCTCTTTTTATGATGACTCTTGATATTGTTGATTTTTTGCCATTCACGGCTAATGCGGCGGCAGCTAATGACGAAAATTCACTGATTGTTTCTCCGTTCTCATTCAGCTGCAATGTAATGTTCTTCTGGCGCCACGGCTTTGCCTTGAAATGATTTGAATTATTTTTAAACCTTCCATTGACAGCGGAATATAGAACATTATCGTGCTTCGTTTTGTATTCAAGATTGAGATAATAATTGTTTTGACGATTAAAGTCAATATGATTTATCTCAAGCTCATTTGAGTACCCGTCAATAAACAAAAAAGCCACAAGCCTATGAATTTTCCATCTTTGCGTTAAGCCATTAAAACATAGCGTTACTTCAAGATAGTTATCAGCATTTCTGAACGGGGTTAATAGGCCAGCCCTTTTTGAATATTTTATGCCGTTTTTATCGATCCTGAAATTTGCAACTCTCCTTACTCTACCATGATTGCTGCATTCATAAGCCCCTTCGAACATTGGTATTGGCTTCCATGTTTCTTCTGTTTGTGTTAATTTACCAATATCAACCATAATCAGAATAATTTTCCATCCATGTATTTCTGTTCTACTTCATAAGGATTTGCAATGTATTGCGCAAGCAGGCTGATTAGCTGGCTTGCTTGTTCAATTGCAATTGTTTGGCATCCGACCTCGACAAAAAAGCCTTTGTCAAGCTGCCTAATAGTTAGTTGTCGCATTTTGAAACTTAGCGGTGCGGCTCCGTGTTCGCTTATCATTCTATTGGCCTGTTCTCTTGTGGCTGGTTGTTCATGTCCAGGCATCGGCGCTTGTGTATTCATTATATATATTTATTGGGTTATAAATTGTCTAAATAGCTAAAAAAGGAATTACTGTAAAACTCTTTTTCGAATTCAGTTGGATCTTTAAGAAAACGTTCGGTAAATTTTAACACCTTCTCAAGGGCATGGATTGTAAAGGACCTTCGACCAATGGCGATTATATAACCCAGTGATCCGTCTTCAATAATAACTTTGCTAATTTCAATATTATTTACTTGGACTTTTGGTGTCATAAAAGCTTTACATATTCATTTCTGTAATCAATCATCCAATCGAAATTGTCATCGGGATACATGGTCTGAAATAGATCGAGAATTGATTTAAAATTATCTTCTGTATATCCAGGCCTTTTCATATGAGCATCTATGATACCAGGCGGTATTGCTTCCGGCCAGCCATCGCGATCAGCACGCCGTGTTGCGAATTGAGTGCCGGGCGCGGCGCGCAAATGTTCAAATACTAATTCATCGCTTTTTTTAAGTGCATTAAATATGGTTTCTTGGTCTTTGGACCATAAGTTTCCCCTAAAATGTTCGCATTCTATTGCGCCAAGTAAATCATCAAGCTTTTCCTGAGCAGAAACTCCAAGGGGAATATTCATTACCTCTCGCCAGATTTTGGCAGGCATTCCAATGAAACATATTGGGTATTGATTTTCGGGAACCAGATCAGCTCCAGCAACGTGAACATAGCCATCATTGAATTGATTAAAATATCCCCTATTAAAAACCGCCATATCAATATCTCCGGTGATTAATACTTCGTCATCCTGGAATAATGGCAATGCGGCACCGTATAAGCGAGAGCATTGGGCGTAGGTGGCTTCTTTGTCTTTAGGACAATTGTAAACAGCAAATCTATTATTGCCTTGGCTTTGAAAATAATTTCTCATGACTCTACGCCTCCTTTGTCTTACCACATCGCCACAATCATCTGGTATAAAGCAAACCACATCAATACCCAGCTTATTCCAGGCCCAGGTAGTTATGGGAAGGAAGAAAAGATATTGATTGTCATAGGTTGTGGAGAGAATTGCAGTCATTTTAGTACTTTTTCAATACTGAGTTCTTTTAAACAATGTTCGTACATCCCATTATCCTCTAAAAGCTTGTCTACATCTATTTTGGCTATTGCGCGTTGATCCATATCCACCATAACAATATTCTCAAGTATGATTCTGTATGGTATATGATTCATACTTAATTTATATTTCTTCAATTCTTGATTCAACTCCCATGCAAGATCCATTATCCTACATATTTCAAGTAGCTGAGTAGATTCAAAAAAGTTGACGGCATATAACTGCTGGCTCATAATAATTGTTTATCCTATTCCTTGTATCCAAAATATTAATTCATGTAAATTGTAATCGGTGCCATAATAGGCAACAAAATCCCTATCTTCCCCAGCTGTTTTAATCCCCATCTTATGTAGTATAACCGAGGCGGCGCTTTGGTCCTGGCGGCTGAATTTGAATAGCGGGTGATGACTGTCATTAGGATCATGAAACCTTGCTCCATTAAACATCCCATCAAGCATGTATTGCCGCCAGTTCTCAAAGAACTCTTTACCCTTAGGATTGTCGATATTTATTCCTACTAAACCGGTTGCAAACTCACTTACATCGGTAAGGTCATCTCGAACTAAACCGGCATAGTTCAATAAGGCGTCGGTAGTTGTCTCAGCTAGCGAATAGCCCGATTTAAAGAAGTATAAACCATGTTCGTTGATATAATCAAATACTGGCATTATAGGCTTTATGGCGTATATGCTGGCATCAGCCCATAAGACTATCCTATAACCGCGCCGAAAGGCTTCCTCAAAGCAGTACACCTTAAAGGCATATGGATATTCATTTACCGGTGGGCAACCTGATGGTAATTCATCTTTCCAGGTTAATATATCGCCAGCCCAGCCGGTAAAGTTTAAGCTGCGCTCAAGCCGTTTAACACCAACGGGATAATGACCGCCGAAGCCGAATGAAATGACGCAAGCTTGATTATTGGTTAGATCCATGTTGTTGATTTATGCTGTTGCTGCTTTAACTGCCCACATTGCCGCCTCCTCAAAAGAGGTCTGTGCTAGGGATGCGAGACGAGCATCTTTCTGCTTAAATGATTCGCAGATATTTATAAGTTCTGCTGTTCTGAATTTAATATCATCAACAAATGTTGATCCGCTTACATTAAAGTCGGTGCGCACTCTTTGTTCGCCAATTGATTTTTCTGACATAAATTATTATTAATAGTTATGAAATACCGTATCGTTGATTATGTGGTGTTGAGTTATACAAATAGTGATAAATGAATTCATCTATATAATTCTCCTTCTGCAGTAACGGATATATCGCTTGCGCGAAAGCGTGATCTTCGCCAAATCTGATGGGCGGTATGGGACACTGCAAACATAATCTCGTTTTAATAGGGGTTTTAAAAAATGGCGTTCTTACATGATTAAAACCATCTACATTATCGGCCCACCCACCATACCTAATACTGAAGTTTGAAGATTCAACACGCTTACCATCAAATATGCATAGCTCTTTAAAGCCTACACAGTCACAATCCATATCTTTGATCTCATCTATAATCAATGGGAGTGCTTGATAATGTAAAAAATCGTCATCGTCAACCTGCCATGAATATACGCCATTTGCCATACGATATAACCTATTACGCTTATCCCCGATCGTAATCTCTTTATTATCCTGAAGAAATAATATCTCTACAAGATCATGCAAATCATAATCTATAATCTGGCGATTGATGAATTGCTTGAGCTTATGAAATTGCTCAGCTCGTTCAATGACAGTTGGGATTAATATTGATAAAAGTTTTTCGCTCATAAATCAAATCCAAAATTTGCTGCCTTTCTTCTATAATAAATTTTTTCATCATGCCCCCACATATTCTGTTGCCGATCAAATTGTTCATCTCTTGGAAGATGCCCATAGGCGGGATTTAAATGATTGATAATTTGAATACCATTATAGAAATACTTATTTCTTAATTTGGCGCAATCCATGCTTTCGTTATCTGCAAAAACACTCCAATACAACGGATTATATATCCATAAATCACGTTCAAAATACTTGCGACCAGCAACATACAAAACTGGTACAGCCAGCTTTGCGTCGTTATCTAATACGTGCAGAAGACCATCTGTATCGGGGGCGTTTATTGCAAAATATTCCCTGATTAAATTGTCAAATCCGTAAACAATGAATCGTATATCGTCGCTAACCGCCACGCAAATATCCCAGCCGGTTATATCCTCCATATCACGATTAAACGCATCAATCTTTGTCCTGGATAATCCCCACATTGCAGTTGTATGAGCATAGCCATTTATGCGCGCTTTCACCTCCTCGTTGTTCATTGTAGGATCATCAATATCTAATGTACAAACAATGTGGAAGTTCTCTTTATCCGCTATCATTGAATGCAGATTATCCAGAGTTTGAAAGAACCGTTCGGGCCTCTGTCTACTTGGAAACTTAAAAAGTATCTTCATTAGAAATTAAATTCATTCTTTTTTATGCCATAAGTCTCATTGTGCCAGATCGTTACTTGGTCGGATGTAAAATGTTTTACTTCGCCACCTTTACATAGTACGATCGTATACATATCATTCTCCATCATGCCACCGTCTGTTATATACCATACATAACCTTCACCAAGAGGAGTCATGCACGGAACTGGTCTTCGACACTCGTGTATCATATAATTGCTTTTATGTCGCCGGGGTCTTTCTCTGTAGGACCGTTAATGAATTTGTAATTAACATCTTCGTGTAAAAGTGATACGCCAACCCGCGATGAGTACAACACCTTGTCACCGGGCTTAATGTTAATGACCGCTGTTGCTATTGCCATAACTTCACCCTCTTCCAGGTCTTTATTGATTACAGAAGGTATTATAAGGCCTGCTGTTGTTTTTTCCTGCTTCGGCAGGGGCTTCACTAATACCTGATTGCCAAGAGGTGTTATATTTACCATTTACATTTTTTATCGAGATCAATAATGTCATTATAAGAAAGGGCCATTACGATTAAGAATACAATAAAGGCCAGCCAGCTACCAAAGCTCAATGCGGCTATAACGATATAATCTAGTAGGCAAATAGGCCCGTTGGCGCAGCGATCAATATGTCTAAAAGAAAAAAAACATATAACATAACCAAGTAAATATATAAGTATACCGACTGCGGTTATTGTTATGTGGTAGGTGACCATACAAAAAACCTAAGAACATTTTTTTAATTAAAAAAATTATTTGTAGGTTTTTTGTATGCACACGCCAATTAATAAGCTGATTGTTCAGTTAGAGAAAAAGCTGTACGATTCCAGAACTTTTGAATCAGGTCAAACCATATACTTCGATCCGTCTTGGCATCCAGAAGAATATGCCATGCTAAAGGCCACGGTGGTTTCAGTACCACCTGGGGTGATTAATAGGCCTGATTATTATGGTTATAAAATAGAGCCAATTAGTCCCGGCGACGAGATCTTAATAAGATATGATGTGGTATTTGCATATAATGACCAACCAGATCGCGATACACCCATATATAAGAATCTGATATTTAGCTACAACGAAAAGCTGGAACGGTTTGAAGAGCTTTGGCTATGTGACATTCTTCAGGTGTTTGCGACCATTGACCCCGCAGGAGATTATAGTATGGTCAATGGTTTTGTAATGCTGTCTATAGTAGAAGAAAAAAGAGAATCGGGCAATATTATAATACCGGACAGCTACAACAATCAGGAGCTTAAGAACATTGCGATTGTTCGTGCTGGAGGCAAAAGCCTTGGCTTACAATCCGGCGATAAGGTTTACATAAACCCACAAACCGTAATGCGATATCAGCTTAATCAATGGGCTTTCTTTATCATCAAAGAGCAATATATCCTTGGGCGTATTAAGTAAAAACTTATCCTACTTTTCGGCCTCATTCATTGATCCTCCATAGATTAGGTGTAACCCGGTCTCATCCGGCATCGCGATGGATCTCAACGACGCTTACGAATTACTGAATTTTTATATAAATAAATCTCAAGGCGGCTGGTTTGCGCCAGAGGAGATTACGCCTATCGTTGACCGGGCTCAACGCACTCTTTATAACACCTATTATACAAAGTACTCAACTAGCCAGCGCCTTGATGATGCAATGGCGCCGTTCAAAGTAGACTTCCAGTTTACTACAGGAATTACGCCCGGCGGCTTAATTACAACGCCAGATAACTACCTGGATCTTCTTTCAATTTATACGGTTGTCACTGGTTCAGATAATATAACCAGAAAACGGCCAGTAGAAATTGTGAATGAAGAAGAATTAGTAATCAGGCTGAATAGCCAGGTGGTACCAGTTACAATTGATGACCCAATTGGAATAATTAAGGTAGACTGGAATGTACAATTATATCCTGCGCAACCAATGGCCGGGGTAATGACATATTTGCGCGAACCTGTGGCGCCATTCTTCGCTTACTCGCTTATGAGCGGAAGGGTAATAGTATATGATCAGTTAAATAGCGTGCAGCTGGAGTGGTCAGATAAGGATATTCAAGAGATCTTATTTATTGCCCTTAATAGCCTTGGGATTAACCTGTCGGAGGCTGATATATTACAGTGGAGCGAAATGAAAAATCAGCAGAATTTCAACAGTACAATTAAGCAGTAATGGCAACGACTAAATACAGACTTGCTGAACAGGTGGTGCGCATCCTTAATGGTGGTGAAATTCCTGTTTCAACCAAAGTAAAAATTAATGAGGCAAAACTGGCTGTTGAACAGGTATTGAACAAAATGCTAAAGATGGAATATCTGAATGTTAATATTCCATCTGCTGAACTAATTCCTAATGGTGCCAGTGTGGCTACCTATGAAGGAATTGCCGTTACTCAATATAATACAACTCGCAGTAAGTCAACATTGCCGGCGATGCCATTGAAGTTGCCGCGAGGCATTGGGGTATACCAAATCTTTGATCCGGCTAATATGGATTGCCCATTTATACCCTTAGAGATGGGACAGCTGGGGCTTTTGAAAACGCAGCCGTTGATAAACGACCTCTTGGGTCAGGTTGGGTATGAATGGTATGGGACCGATATTATTTACACTAAGGACCTAACGCAGCCTAGCCCTATTACGGTAACCATGCGGCTGGTGGTGCTGGATATAAGCCAGTATAGCGATTACGATATTCTGCCAGTTCCCGCTGATATGGAATGGGATGTAATAAATGAAGTAGTGAAGCTGTTTGCCGCCGAGCCGGTTGGCGATAAGCTCGTAGATCCGAACAGCAGCGATCAGGTTAATGTACCGGCACAACAACAAATACAACCATGATAGAAAGAGATTATTATCAATACTACCTGTACCGCCATGTGAGATTGGATACTAATCAGGTATTTTATATAGGTCGAGGGAAGGCGTTTTGCAGGCCCTCCAGGCGCAGATGCGCAGATACTAATTCATACGCTGAAAGATATGCCCGAGCCTTCGATATGCACACCAGAAACAAGGCATGGAAAAACATAAAAAAACAAAGTGCGATTGAGGTAGAAATTTTATTTGAATCAGATAGTATGGATATTATTAATGAAAAGGAAAAAGAATTCATCGAATTATATGGAAGGATTTGTAAGGGAACCGGAAGTCTCATAAATATAACTGCTGGTGGAGAGGGTCAGGCCGGCATGAATGAAGCTGCGGTTGAAAAACTCATTGAATCTCAAAAGAAAATTGGGCTTTATGATAAACTGGCAAAAGAAAGAAGGCTACCGATTTATTTATACGATTTATCTGGAAGATTCTTGAGAAAATTCGAAACAAAAATTGAATGTGCTGATTTTCTAAATTGCAGCATTCATAGTATTCAAGCCTACATTACTAACAAAAAGGCACTAAATGATTGCTTATTGTCGCGGATGTTTTCTCCTTTGGGCATGAATGTTAGTGAATTCAATTGCAATCCGCCGAAAAGCAGAAGTATTATTAAATATGATTTGAATTTTAATGTTATTGCAATTTATGGAAATCAAAAGGAGGCAATAGCAGCAGAAAAAGGCGCAACACCAGCAATATCAATATGGAGAGGCTGTAATCAAGAAAAGCCAATTAGGAATATCTATTGGCGTTATGCTGATGCTGGCCATAAATTGAAAGGAGGTAGCTATGAAGTGGGCTAAATTGGATTCGATAATTCGCAGGAATCTGTTGGCCAAACGTCAACCGCTTCACTATTATATAGAGTACTTAGTACACGCTTCTTCGTGCCTACGCGAATTAACCTTCGACAGCCTGCGCATTATCAATACGGTGAAGCTTGAGCTGAATGATTATTTCGCGGCAGATCTGCCATGTGACTTTGTGGACTGGACTAAGGTAGGGATAATGATGGGGCAATTCGTTCAACCTATAACCCAACGGGAAAGCATTAATCGCCTGCATAATTATGACAGTCAGGGTCAAATAATAACATACCAGGATCCCGCGACCTTCAATATGGACTTCCCGTTTTGGCCAGGCTACTGGATGTTCCAAAATATTGATGATTTGGGGGAGAATTTGGGGCGTCTGTATGGCTTCAATACCGGCCTTGCGCCCGATGGCTTCAAGATTCTGCCAGAACGTAATCAGATCCAATTTCAGGAAACTGCCAGAACCACAACTTATATATTAGAGTATATCAGCGATGGTCAAACTTCTGATAATGCCAGCCAGATCGATCAATACGCCTGGAGTGCAATTGAAGCCTATATAAATTGGAAACGAACGCCAAATGCAGATAACGATCATTCACCGGAAGCATTTAATTATAAAAACCAGCGCAGGTTATTGCGGGCAAGGATGAGTGAGATTACATTATATGATATAAGACAGACGCTGTATAGAAATTACAGGGCCAGTGTCAAGGAGTGATTTAAAAAAACAACCTCCGCTGTAGAAACAGCGGAGGGGATAAATGAAGCCACAAAGACTTCACTTATGAAATCGCGTTCAAATTAATTAAAAAATGTTAACCGAGAAAAAATATTTCGGCAATGGCAGAGGCAACTTTGATGATGTTGACTTTGTGTTGCAGTCAAATGAATGGGTGAACTTGGAGAACATGCGAGTGGGCTCTACTGATAAAGGCGTTATTGGTACAGTAGAGTCTGTTGGCAGCAATGTGTTGCTGTCTTCTATTCAGCCCTCGGTAACATTTGTGCAAATTGGCAGTGTTGAGGATCAGGAGCGCAACCAGATTATATATTTTCTAAAAGATCTTTATGGACCTTGGGATAAAATTGCAATGTATGATGTTGCAACCAATACATTTTATACGGTTCTTTTAGCCAGCCAAGTAAATGGTGGTTTGAATTTTGGTAAAAACAAATTAATTCATTCTGCCCGTATCGTACATGGGCTGTTATACTGGACAGATAATTTAAACCAACCGCGTAAGATTAATATTGATGCGGCTATTAAAATGAATGATCCGTCTTATGTCACGGACGCAACACCCTACATTAATCCTATAGATTGGCGCGAAATCACCATTATTAAGCCACCGCCGCCATTAGCGCCGAATATTACAAAAGACACGGATTCCGGCTTCAATAATAATTTCATTGCGAATGAAAGTTTTCGGTTTGTCTTTCAATATATTTACAACGATAATGAAACTACTGTTGTTGGCACTTATAGCAATGCTTCACGCTTAAATCATGTTACAAGCACCTTCAACAGAATTATTGTTTCCATGGATCCGCTTGAGCGCATTCCGCAGACCGTTCAAATTATTAATTTAATAGTGCTGATTGGAACGACTGATTTTATTATAAAAACATGGGATCGGTCGATAACAAGCGAAGCCACGGAAATAAATAATCAAAATTCAGGGAGCACTCAGTTAACATATAATTTCTATAATAACGCTACGGGTCCGGTATTGAGCAGCGACTTAGTGCTTAAGCCATTTGACAGCGTCCCAATATATTCTGCTGCATTAGAGGTTGCGCGCAATCGGTTGTTTCTTGGCAATAACGTCGCTGGTTATGACGCGCCAACTTCCACATCATTGTCTTTTACCTTAAACACGGTTACACTGACTGGGACAAGCGTTAGTATCAACTTGGAGGAGATTTGGTTAAACGATGCAAATTTTGCCGCCACTCAAAGATATACCGGCTACTATGCTTATTTAACCATGGTTTCTCCAGTAGGGTATTATGCCCTTACTGCAACTGAACAATACTGCAGCGGATGTTTTTCGTTTCCCCCTTTTCCGCCAGCTCCCTCCTCCTTTACAATAGGAGACTGTACTTATAGGGGCGCCACCACTGCGGATGTATTAGCAAGCGTTAATGCTGCGCATTCTGCAAGCATGAATTATATTCAACGATATGATTCAATATATTTCGCAACGCTTACAGGCGTTTCAGTGGCTACCTATGATATTTTCAAAACCAGGTCTCAATATAAACTAGGAGTGGTTTTCTATGATTTTGCAATGCGGAAATGTGGCGTAATCACACCACCATTTAATACAAGCGTTGCTGACCCAACATTGGTTACAATTCCCGTTAGAACGTTTGCGATGGGCACGGCGATTAACGCAATCAATTGGACGCTGAGCAATACGAATGCGCTAACAGAAATACCAGACTGGGCATATTATTATACTGTGGTAAGAACGCTTAATTTAAGGACAAGATATTTTATTCAGGCTGTTCAGCCAGCTTCCACCGCTAAATATGCGACAAAAGATACCGACGGCAACTATGTATTTACAAACAATACTTTCGTTGCAGGCGCGGTTGGAATTGGCCTCGATACAACATCGCTTACTCAGGCCGGCTTGGGATATGCATTTACTCAAGGCGACGTTTGTATCTTAATTAAAGAAGACAATACAATATATACACTTGCTGTAATTGATCAAAGCGGTAAATATATTATCGTCAATACGCCAGAGGGCGGAATAGGCGATCTTACAGGCTTTAAGATAATTTATGAAATCTATACCCCATATCAGGCCAGCAGCCAAGAGCCTTATTACGAAATGGGCGAAATGTATATGGTTGCAAACCCAGGCACGAGTGCGCGGGCTTATAACTCCACCTCGGGAACCTTGCTACCAGATGCATATGCGCTGACCCGCAACTTTAATAGTATTACGTATTTCGCAGAGACAATGTCGCCTAATGACAGATTTTATAGCCGCTGGGATAATGATGCCGGGAAAATAAATTACATTCTAAAACAAGGTCAAGTATCAAAGCCTGACTTTATAATATTCAGTAATGTTTATATACCAGGTACAGCAACAAATGGACTCTCAACATTTGAAGCTTTAAACGAAAAACCCGTTCCGCTTGAGAATGGGCCAATACAAAAACTACAGTTAACATCCAAGACGCAAGATGAGGGTACGGTAATGCTGGCAATCTGTAATAATGAAACCGCATCGATTTATTTAGGCGAAACCAGGATATTAGACAATACAGGCACAACCCAGTTCATTGCCTCTTCGTCAGATGTCATTGGTACAATTAATAACCTAAAAGGCTCATTCGGCACCATCAACCCTGAAAGCGTTACCGAATTTCGTGGCAATGTATATTGGCTCGATATGCTCAATGGCAAGTTTATTCAATATTCTCTTAATGGACTATTCCCGATTTCCAATTATAAGATGACGCGTTATTGGAAGTTGTTCTGTGAACAATTCTTAAGCATGACACAGTCGCAGATAGAAGCTTTGGGCAGCCGGCCTTTTGTTTTTACAACAGTAGATCCGCATCACTGGGAATTATTGGTTACTGTGCCTAAGCTGTTGAATACGCCGCCGATGGGTTTTCTGCCGGATCCGCCCTACACATCATATGTATATCCATTCGATATTTGGGACGGTCAGGCGAAAACCCTCGTATACAAGATCAATGCCGAGCCAAATTTCTGGCAAGGGTCTTACTCTTATACGCAAGAGGGCTATATAACAATCCAGAATATTCTATACTCATTCAAATTTGGGCAGCTTTATAGACACAATGACACCAGTTCGTATTGTAATTTCAATGGCGTTCAATATAAATCAAGGTTGATGTTTATTTGCAATCAGCAGCCTGAGCGCGACAAGGTATATGATAACGCAGCTGTTGAGGTTAATATGCGCCCGACGCTTACTTATTTCATGAGCTTATCTCCATATACACAAGTAAGTAATTTGCAGGATTTTGATTGGCAACAAAAGGAATCAGCAATGTATAGCCAGATTTACCGCAATGTATTGACGCCAACGGCTACAGGCTTAAAGCCGAATGCCTTAGTTACGGGTGAAAAGATGCGAACCTATGCATTACGCGTTATGCTGGAGTTTACAGTTAGTTCGTTCCCCGTGGAACTGCGATTTGTGAGTTTAGGATATCAATTAAGTTTAGGTCATTCAATTCCAATACAATGATAGCAGGATCACCATTATTTAAAAACCTTGGAATGGCATCCGGGCTTGATGGCCTTGATGAAGCAACAGGTGGCGGTAAGCCAAAGCCCAAAGCGGCAACACAGGCGCCATTGCCGGCGCCGGGTACAAAAGTGGTATTACCTGGTTTCGAAGATATGCCGTTATATGCACCAGAGGATACGAACAAAGTAAAAATCCAAGATACCAGGACAATAAATCCTGCTACTGGCCAACCGTTTGCAAAAGGACGCCAAGGCGCTATGACAACAAGCATTAATCCTAACAATGCCAAATTTGTAATTCAACACGCATTAAGTAAGGGGGTTGACCCAAACACTGCCCTGGCGATCGCCTTACAAGAAACGAAAATGGGCAACCTGAATGAAGATATGGGTACAGCCAATGAATACATGGCTGATCAGGGTATAGATAATCCATATGAGCAAGGCGCTAATGCATTAGTAAAGGCCTTGGCGGATAAATTAGCTTATGCAAAAAGGCTTGGTTTTGACAAAAAGGGTGAAGCATTCGCTTTGCAGGCATATAATGGATATGGCCGATTGACCCCGCAGAATACAGATCCAAATGCAACTGAAACTTTCTACGGCATACCGGTAACCCATCAAAGGCCTTTAGACATGAAACAGAATCCGGTTTATGGCAAAACAATTATGTCACTGAGGGATGAGGTTATTAAGAAAAATCCTGAGCTACAGGAATTGATTCAAAAAGCAATGCAAGCAAGACAGGCAACACCAATGCAGTCACCTGCATTAGCATATACACCACAATAAAAATATACACTATGGGAATGGATCCAATGTCAGCAGTAGGAATGGGCATAGGGCTTATAGGTGGGATTGGCGGCATATTCGGCAATAAGAAATCACAGCGGGAGCTGAATAGGTTAATCGGCCAGGATCCGCGCTATACGGCAAATCCCATTGCTGCTCAGCGAATGGGCCTAGCGCAAACTTTATTAAATGCGCGGATGCCTGGCGCCGCTGCTGGTGAACGAAATATATATCAGAATCAGGCTAACATGATGGGCAATGTTAACCGTAATGCTACGGATGCGTCGCAAGCGCTTGCCTTAGCTGCTGCCGGACAGGGCCAGTCGAATCAGGCATTTGGCAACCTTGCCACACAGGAAGCACAGGATTACCAACGCCGTTATGGGAACTTGGTGCAAGCGCAAGAGGGCCAAATACAAGAAGGTGATAAAGTGTTCCAGGATCAGGTTCGTCGCTTTGGAGACCTTGCCCAGATCAAAGGCATGCAGGCTCAGAATAGGCAGGCCATGTGGCAGAGCTTAGGCAACCTGGGATTTGGCTTGATGGGGGTAGGTATGGCAAACGGCATGAATGGCGGTGGTGGTGGAAGCAATCCGCTCAGCAGCATGATGGGAGGTGGCGCTGGAGGTGCGGCTGGAGGAGGTGGTGCAAGTACCATTGTTAATAGCATGATGCCTTTTGTAGTTTAACTTTTAATTATTTATTACTATGCCACTTGACCTTAGCGGTTTTCGTTCTGAGCCGAACCAGTGGGCTGGTTTATATCACACGGCTGACATGCTGGAGAAACGCAAGCTCCGGCAGGAGCAACTTGCGTACATGGGACAGTCGCGCAGGGCTGCCGCTGGCACATTCTTGCAGAATTATTTAGACCCTAAAGATTATTTATCCGGCACCACTTATGATCCTATGTTACTCCAGGGCTTGCAAACCGCTATGCAAAAGGGCTCCCAGCTGGCAGCTGCCGGCGCTGATGCTCCTACTCTTATGATGGCGCTCGGGCCTATGGTGAATAAGATTACGCAGTACTCAACAAATGCAAAGAATATTAATAAACAGGTAGATGATCAAATAAAATTAATGCGCGAAAGCGGCTTAACGGGTTACGATTATTCAAAACTTAAAGATGAGGCGATGCGTCAGGCCTTTTTCAAAGAAGGCCCGAACGGCCAAACAATGGCGGATCCGGGCGAGATTGATCCATCGGTAAATTATATACAAAAGGCATTAGAGGCAAATCCGGAAAAGCTAACAACAGCCGCTGGCTTGGATTTGTTTGCAAAGAATTCACCAATGACAAAGACGCTTTATGATCGACAGACTTATACTGGGTTTGGTGAGCAGGATAGGTCAAAAGTGCATTTGATAGGCCAGAATTGGCTTGTGCCCGAAAGAGACAGGTCAGGCAAAATAGTTGATTTGGTACCGGAACATGATATAGCAACCGAGGCCGGACAACCGCTATTTCACAACTTTATTGATGACAAAGGTCAACAGCAAAGATCGCCAGTACGGCTATTAAGCGAAAGCAGGTTTGATGATATGATGCAGCGGCGCCCTGATATAGCAGATTATTTGAAAGGCGTAGTTAAGCAGCATCTAAAAGAGTATACAGATCAGGGGGGCAAACCAATATCAATGCAGGATCCCAGAGCGAAATTAGTAGCAAGGGCTATTGCTTACGATGAATTGAAGGCGCGAAAAGCTGCCACAATTGAACGAGCTGATATTGTTGATAAACCAAGTCCGCAACAAATATCTTTAAAAATTGGCGGAACAGACCAATATATAAATAACATTAAGAAACAAACAGAGGCTAGAACACAGACGCGCTTAAATGTTACAAATCAGCTCAAATCAAATCCCGGAAAAGTATTTGATGAAATCCTAAGCGGTAATCCGGAATATTTGCAAGGCAATCACGTGCCTATAAATGGTAAAGATGTTATTGAGATAACGCCGGCCATGCCAGGAGGAGGTTTAAAAGCGGGTCGTGGTCAAAATTTCAAATATGGGAAATTATATTATGATCCCAGCGATCAATCATTCATTGTAGAAAAAAACAGCAAAGACAAATATGGAATTGCTAAAACCGAACTAGAGACTATTAAGCACGAAGATCTGGATAAATTTAAATTTCAAATAGGCGAAGCGAATGGCATAAAACTTCAAAGTGGCCAAGCGCCTACGCCGGCCGCCGATCCAGCTGCTGAAGATTTCAATAACCGGCAAAAGAAATGGAGGAATGCAACTAAAAGCAGCGCGAATTCTATATTGAGCCCATTTGGTAAACAACAATAATTTTAAATTCTTAATAAATGCCACAAGGCCCAGGCGATGATATATTAGATGCCGTTGAAGCTGGTGAAAGCGATAGTGCTCTAGCCAGTAAGTTCAAATTGAATGCTGATGAAATAAAAGCATTCAAGTCCCTTCATTATGGGTTGTCAAATCAAAAGATGGCTTATGATGAAATAAGCGATTATTACCCAGAACTAAATAAATATTTTAAACTCGGGCCTTATATTGATGAACGCAACAGGACTGATAAACAACCTGAAAACGAAAGGCCTGACTTTACAAAACCCGTAAAACAAAAAACTGTTGCGGAGAGCGCTGGAACACCAGCGCAACTGCGAGCATCGCAGCAAATGGCCGAAGCAAAAACTTCTGGCACATTGCAGGATAAATTTGATAAAAAAATCACGGCATCAAATAAAGTTATTGATGATGCTATGCGCGCAAACGATGATGTAGCGGAGCATATGATACGAGACCAACGTTATAAAGCAGCGGAGCAAAAGGGTTATAATGAGTTTGCGGCAGCGCCGCGCACCGACATGCCGGCTGCTAATATGCTTGCAGGGATTCGCAATAGAGTATTGCCGCCAGAGACGAAACCACAAGACCTGCCAGTAGCGCCTGAAGAGGTGCAGCAGCTGAAATCCGAAGTGCAATCAAATGAGCCACAGGCAAGGCAGTTCATTAACCAAATTGTGGTAAGGAAACCTGAGCGGGCGAAAGAGCTTCAAAGCTCACTTTATATGCTTGATGCCGCGCAGCGTATGAAAGAAAATCCGGAAATAGGTCAGAAGGTTAACTCAAACCTTGAAAGCCTTGAGAAAGGTGAACTAAAATACAATGCGCAAACCGGACAGCTTATTAAAGAACAGGGGTTTTGGCCTGCGCTTGTTTCCGGTATTAAAGAGCGCACTCGCCAGTTGGAAATGTATAAAACCCTGGATCTTCCAAAAGCAGACGTTATTAAAATAATGGAAGATCGCCGGGCTAAATTTGATCCCGATGAACCTGTTGATGCTCCAACTACTGCCGGCGAGATTGCGCAAATGACCGGCATGGAATGGGCAGCATTATTAAAAGGCTCGGCAACTGGAGTAGTAGCAACCTTGGCCGATAATCCCGAGGCGGCGCCTTATGTTTCTGCCGCCATCAATGCGCCCGAATATTACAAAAGAGGTTATTCTTCTGCGTTTGATGAAACATATAATCAGTTGCGCGGTGAGGGTAAATCGCCAGAAGAGTCGTATGATCTTGCAATGCAGCAAGCTGCTACCGAGGGAAAGTTAAGTGCAGCCGAAGGCGCTATAAGCTCCTTCATAGGCGGTCGTATAGGTATGAAAGAGTTGCCAAAATTTAATATTACCGGCAGCTTTAAGAATGCGGTTAAAAATGTAATAACTAAATCAGGCCACTTTGCGGCTGAAACCGGTGTGGAGGGGTTAACCGACGGGCTCGTTGCGGCATACCTTCAGGACAAAAAGAATGATGCGGCTAGAGAGCACGGTATTTTCAGGCCAGATGATTATCAATTACGCGAGAACATACAGGGCGAATTAACATTTGCTTTTGCTGCTGGCGCTATGACGCAGGCAGGAAAAAAACTTATAGACCCCGGCACCTATAAGAAAATTTTGTATTGGATGGGCAGGCAGCCCAAAGAAACTGTTGATGCAAAGCTTGGTGACATGGTCATGGATGGTAGTATTTCGCAAGAAGAGGCGAAAGACATAAGAGATCAGGTTGTTACTCAGCGTGAAGTTGATGGCACCGTTCCTGATGATATTAAAGATGTTTCCAGGATGGCCATGCTCGACAAGATTAAAGAACGCGATGAGCTTGAGGCAAAATTGAAAACCGTTGACAAAGCACTCCATCCCGAAATCAAAGAACAGATTGATAAACTAAATGATGCAATTCTCGAACACTCCAAACATAAAAAAGAAAACAATGAAAGCGAAACCAACGCCGAAACCCAAGCCCAAGCCGAGCAACCCGATGTATTAAAGGGTGCGGAACAATCTTCGCCAGTGGAAGAAGGCGCAGCCGATAATAATACAGGGAAGGGTGAGGCTGCGCCAGCTGGCGAACTACATTACACAAATCCGGAAGGAACAGAATATGTGCTACGGGACGACAAACTGTATTACAAAAACAAAAAAGGTGAAGAGGTTGCATTTTCTGACAAGGCAATGCAAACAAAAGATACGAAAGCACTGATTGAAACTATTAAGCAGGCAAATCAATCAAACACTCAAACAGAACAAAATGCCGTTCAAGAGCCAAGCCCAGAGGGCATACCTGTACATGCACCATCCGGAAATAGCCAGGCGATGGAGCAAGGAAATGAAGGCCAAGGGCCAGTCACAGAAGAATCTGCCAAAGCACAAAAAGTAACGCCACAACAGCAAAGCTTTTATGAAAGCAACATGGGTGCTACGCCGGCGCAAACCGGCCGCGTAATGCCCGATCCCATCGTTGGTCAACAACCTAAAAAGCTACGGCAAATTATTGCCGATGTTTCAAAGGGATTAAAGCAGCGACTGATATATTCTAAGGCCGGCCGGCGTGGTGGAATTGGCGCTTACCTACCAAGTTTTAAAGGTATTAAAATTCGCTTTAATGGAGATTTAGATACTACGGCGCATGAGCTTGGCCACGCCATTGATGATCACTTTGATCTATATACTATTATAGCACAAGATCCACAAGCCCTACAGGAGCTGGATCAGTTTTCATCGCATGGAAGCACGCCGCCATCTGGTCACCCTAATCCCCGCACCTATATAGATAAAGAGGGTTTTGCCGAATGGATGCGCGCATATATTGTCAATCCAGCTGAGGCAGAACGGATGGCGCCAAAAGTAACTGAATTATATAAAGCCAATACCAGCGATAAATTTCAGGATACTATACAACAGTTTTCAGATGACGTAAGAACGTTTGCGGGCTCTAATGGCGGCAATTTGATAATGGCTAATGTTGAATTTGAGCCAGAGAAACCAAAGGGAATTTTAGGCCAGCTTCTTAAGAAAGAGTTAACTAATAATGAATTCTCAGTGAATTGGGTTGATCGCATGGCTGCGAATTTCATAAACCCTTTGCATGCCTTTGAGAAAGCCTTTCGCTATGCTCAAGGAATAAGGGGCATTGATGAGGTATTACCGGAAAAAGATCCAATTATATTATCACGCATTCTGCTTGGAATTGATGGCAAATTTGGCGAAGTACTGAAAAGCGGAATGATCAATGGCAGAAGTGAAGTTCTTTCTGATGAGCAAGGAAATGTAAAAAATTTGCAATGGTTATTATCCCCTTTTGACAATACAGATATGGCTTCCATTGTGCAAGACATGAAGGACACAATAGCTTTAATGGTCGCAGAAAGAACTGTAGAGCTTGCGGGCAAATTCGAGCGCGGTAATCTATTAACTGGTATTGGCGGTGGTATATTTAGCGACTTTGAAGCTGCTCAAAAAGCACTGAATGATTTTCATAATGGAGACTCCGAGAGGCTGGCGCGTATTCAGGAGGCAGCAAGCCGTTATCGGGAATTTGCAGATGACATCCTTAAGTATGCTGTAGATAAAGGACGGTTTAGTAAAGAACAATATGATCTAATAAAAGAAAATAATATTCAATATGTAGCGCTTTTTAGGTTATTAGAGACCGAACCAGATGAGGAGTTGACGGTTTTTAAAGGAAAGAGTGGCGCATTAGGCAGCACATCGGAAATCGTGCATTCAATAAAAGGTTCAACCAAGGCCATAGAAAACCCTTATATATCATTGCTTAACATGCTATATCGAACAATGCGCGAATCAGATCGCAATGAAACATTGCGAGCTTTTCGTGATATGTTGGTTGATCCGCGTTATAGCAATGAAGGCGAGCCAAAACGGCTATCGGATATTGGAATGATTGCGCAAGAGGGCGACAAGGAGACAATTTCCATTTTTGTTGATGGCAAACAAGAGAAATGGCGGTTTCAGAAAGATGTATATGAGCAGCTAAAAGCAATGGATAAGGACGCGTATAAGCTTCCGGCGCTCTTAACTGCGCCTGGGCAAGCGCTGCGATTCTTTACTACGCACTTTCCGACTTTTGCAGTTCGCAACTGGGTTAAGGACTTACAAGATCGATTAATTAAATCTACAACTGGCTCGGGCTTCATGGATCTGATAGGCAATAAAGAAGACTGGAATACAATAGCGAGAGCTGGCGGTTTGAACAGCGGCTTTTATCTTAAATCTAAAGAGCATTATTATGGGCTTTTGACAGAAGCGATGGATGTTATGGCTAAGGACAAGAAGTTTATTCTTGCAGACCCTGTGATGTTGAAACACGCTTGGAATAAATATTCTGACCTACTTTATAAAAGCGAAACATCTAATCGTGTAGCGGAATACAGGTCTGCGTTTAAAGAAGCCAAAGAGAAGGGAATGGATGACTACAACGCCATGATGTACGGCGCCTATAAAGCAAGGAATTTAATTGACTTTGCAATCATGGGCCATTGGATGAAAATTGCCAACCAAATTATTCCGTTTAGTAATGCGGCGGTGCAGGGTTTAAGATCAGCGGCCTATAGTATTAAAGAAAACCCTGGTGGTTTTATGGCGCGCACTGCTATTTACTCTATAATACCTGGCATAGCGGCTTGGATATGGAATCATCGCAACGATGATGATGAGAAATTATATGAGGAAATGCCGGCGTATCAACGCGACATGTTCTGGAATTTCAGAGTAGGCCCCAATAACTGGCTTTCAGTGCCGAAGCCTTATGAATTGGCCTTGCCGCAAGCCGGAATAGATAGGTGGTTAAGTTATAAATACTCTAAAAACGAGAAAGCATTTGAGGGCTACGGTACAGACATTAAAAAATTATTATTACCATTTGATGAAGGCAACTTAGCGGGTCCATACCAAGGCGTTTTTGAAGGAATCACTAACTATGATTTTTTTAGAGAACGCAATATCATTCCGGTAGATGAAGATCCTTTAAACCTTGCGCTCCGTCACACAGAAACAGCTTCACGGCTTGGCCAGTTGCTGCAAAAATATACAAGTATTGACGGTCGTAAATGGGATCACTTCTTGCAACGTCAGTTTTCATATACCGGCTCATTCGCGCTAAAGCTATCGGATCTTGGTAAAGAAAACAGTCGCCATGAATTTGATTTCACGGACACTGGTTTATTTAAGCGCAGTCCGGCATACAATTCAGTATCAGTGCAAAAGATGATTGCTTATGCAAAAGAATTTGGTTTAACCAAAACTCCCGCTTATAAATCCTTTAACGGAATGGTAGCAGAATACTTTGCAGCTACAGATAATGAAAAACGTGAAGAAGTTGGAAAGCAATTAATCGATTACGGTAAAACGCTATATGAAGATTGGGTAAGGAATAAGGTTGATGAACGCAAAATAGAGGCGGCTGAAGCCAAAAAAGCAGCACAACAAAAGAAATGATCTACAAACAAGCAGATTTCAATAATTGTCAATTCAATCCATTAGTAAAAGACCCATTGCTGAGCATGTTCCCGCGCCTAACAGAGATCATAGATCCCGAATGGCGAGATGAACACCTGGATAGCATTTTGCGCTATATGATCATGGTGTATGATCCAAAGTCACCCTTAGTTTTTAATGAGCGGGATTTGAATTATCGTAAGGGCATTGCAGTGGAGTTATCCCGGTTGGATGAAGAGGTATCGGAGGCTGTTATAAATTCTACACACAAATACAGTCTGAATCTGATCGTTAAATACCTCATACGCTTTGCCAGGTCTAAGGAGTGGGCTGCGATCTGTGCTTTCGAAAGCTCCTATAACGAATCCATTAAGGAGGTCATGGAGCCTATATCTGGTAAGAATAGCCGGGAGAAACTGGACTCGGTACAAAAGAAGGCGGTTATTAAGCAGGAAATAATTGAGGATATAAAACGCCTTGATATGCTTTACCGAACCTTCTTTGGGGAGGACGAGGAGCTTCAGAAGAACAAGAAGCGCCTAACGCCGGAAATGATAGCAAGCCCCCGCTAAAAACTTATCCTACTTTAGGGCTTATTACACTCCTTCCCGTTAGATTAGGTGTATGTTCTTACCTATAGAAGGCGGAAGTGTAGAAGTCATTCAGGGTTATGAGTGTCAGTTACCACCAGTTGGTTACGGTAAAAACCGGCTAACTGGGGAGCTGGAGCATATTGGTATTATAAAGTCATCCCCTCGCACTGAAGATCAGATTTGGAAGCGTATAACTCTACCTGTTGATTGGGATAAGCGTCGCAAGGCAGAACAAAAGCAGCAGGATAATGACCCGGATTACTTTGACCCTGATCTTGAGAAAATAAGAGAGCGCCACTGGCAATATCGACTTTGTGGTATTTGGGTTTATATTAACGGTAAGCCGGTTTATTTACCAGGTTCTTACTACATGTATCTTAATTGGTGTCAAATTGATATAGGTTATCCTTATTACCGTGACACCGACCGCCGCTTCTATTATGTTTGGGAATATTGTGTTGAAGATCCCCGATGCGCCGGCTTAGTTGATATTGAGCGCCGGCGTATGGGCAAAACTTATAAATCCGGATCAATATTACTTGATCGTGCAAGCCTTTACCGCAACCATCATGGCGGCATACAGTCGAAAACAGGCGAAGATGCTAAGCAAGTATTCAAGAAAACGGTAGTAGCATTCTTCAAGAAAATTCCAGACTTCTTTCGGCCTATATATGATAAATCTAAGGGCATAACTCCGACGAGTGAATTAAGGTTCTTTCAGACTACAGCTAAAGGTCGGAATGCGGAAAAGGTTTTAGAGGGCGATGAACTGGAATCGTGGATTGACTTCGGGACTTCTGAACCATTCTATTATGATGGCTCAAAGCTTAACTCTTATGTCTGCGATGAGTTTGGTAAAACAATGGATTGTAATGTCTGGGATCGTTGGGGTGTTGTTCGTTTCTGTTTGGATCAGGACGGCCAATGGGTTGGCAAGGCTTTATTCACTACCACCATTGAAGAAATGGAGAATGGTGGCGAAAATGGCCAACGCGTTTGGGATAACTCCAACCAAGATGAACGCAACGACAACGGTCGTACTAAGTCCGGCATGTATAGGTTTTTTCTTCCAGCATTTGAAACAACCTTCTTTGATAAGTATGGCATGCCAGAGGTTGAGCGCGCTAAGGATTATTACCTTAAAGAACGCGCCGGGCTACAACATGACCCACGCGCACTAAGTTCAATCATTCGCAAAAACCCCTTCGATATACATGAGGCATTTCGCATTGATGGCGATCGTTGCCTTTATGATTCAATGAAGCTCAACTACCAGCTTGATTCACTATCGTATAAACAAAACCTAACTACACGTGGCAATTTCGTTTGGGAGAATGGTGAGCCTTTTACTAAGGTAAGATTTGAGAAATCTTCTAACGGTCGCTGGGAAGTGGCGTATCTCATGGAGAATTTTGATAACGCAAACCAGGTGGTTTGCCGCAATGGGAGATTTTTTCCAAATAACAATTTTGCTTTTACGATAGGCTGCGACCCCTTTAAATACGATGCCACCAAAGACAATCGCCGCTCCGATTGCGCCGCTTTTGTATATAAAAAGTTTGATGCGCTAAATCCCAGTCACCCATATAACGATGCCTTTGTTTGTTACTACCGTTACCGCGCGGCTACTACAGCTATGCAATATGAAGACATTCTAAAGATGGCATGGTATTATGGTTGCCAGGTATTATTTGAGCGCAATATTGATAACTGGCGAGATTACTTTTTTGCTAAGAACTGTGAGGGATTCTTAATGAAACTGCCGGGGGAGGATGATTTTGGTATTTATACTGATGGCCATAAAACTGTTCACCAAACATTAGCCGATTATACAGAAGCCTACATTAATGAGCATATTGAAAAAGTGTATTTCAGGAATTTAATTAAGGAGTGGCTTTTGTTCGAAATCTCACGTACAACAGCATTCGATACTGCAATGGCCGCTGGTTTCACTTTAATAGCCGCAAGAAATAAATCCTATATAAGAAAAATTGAAGACACGAGAGATGTTTCAAATTATTTCAGAATAAGAAAAGCTACAGCATAAAATTAACCCATATATATGAAAGAAATCTGGAAAGACATTAAAGGCTATGAAAGATTGTATCAAGCATTTAAATACGGCATAATATGGAAGATCAACTCAGAGGCATTTATCCTCCTCATGATATAAACCCTAAGGACAAAGACATTAAATGGGGAATGAAATACGCAAGGGCCTGTTGGTCTGACTGGAGCTATACAGTACCAAGAACAATATTTTTTAACTCTAGCGATAAATACGAGGAGCTGCGATTATATGCTCAGGGCAAACAGCCTATAAATAAATACAAGAAGCTTTTAGCGGTAGACGAACAAACTGACAATACATGGCTTACTGTGGACTGGAGCGTTCGCCCAATCATTCCTAAATTCCGCGATATAGCATTATCACGCCTCATGCAGCAGGAGTATAACATTGTTGCTACTCCCATAGACCCTCAGGCCAAAGGTGAATTAGATCAGTATTACGCTGACATGAAAGCGAAGATAGCTATACGCAAGTTAATGGAAGAACAGAATCAGGAATTAGCCAATCATCCCATGTTGCAGCCGCAGTCAGGTGAACCAATGGACTTCGAAGAACTGGAAATGCGCATTGAGTTTGGGGAGCAATTCAATCGCAGCAAGGATGCAGAACAGGCTATTCAGCTCATGTTTTATGAGAATGATAGCAAGTTCGTTCGACGCCGTTTATTTGAATCAATGTTTGATTGCGGTACGGCTGGCTATAAAGCTTGGTTAGACAAAGACGGTAGACCGAAGTTTAGGGATGTAAATCCTGAAGCTGTCGTAACTAACTGGTGCCGTTTCCCCAATTTTAAAGACCTGATACACGCCGGCGAAGTAATTGATGTAAGCCTGATTGATCTGGCTACTATGAAGGATGATGATGGTCAGCCCTATTTTACACAGGAGGAAATTGATGAAATGCGCAATAACATCGCAGGCAAATGGAGCAACCCCGCCATGGTTGGGCGCAGCACCAATTATTTTAAGAATTACGATCGGCAAACTGTTAAAGTATTAGACCTGCAATTCTTCTCCTACAACGAGTTGAACTTTGAGCGGAATGTAAATCGCCGGGGCAATGTAATGTTCAATGAGGCCGAATGGGACAAGCGCAATAACAAGAAAGATAAATACCTGCGCAAGAAAATTAAAGTAGTTTATGAGATTAAGTGGATCATAGGCACTGATTATGCGTATGACTTTCGGCTTAAGAAAGACATGAAGCGCTCGGTTGACCCTAAAAAAATGGCTGAAACTACGCTCGATTACAAATTCTTTGCGCCGAATTTTTATGAGATGCGCACCTTGTCAATGATGGAGCGCCTTGTACCATTAGCCGACGAATACCAAATGACCATATACCGCATTCAGAACTTCATAAATCGCATGGTGCCGAACGGCTGGTGGATAGACCTTGACGCGCTGGAGAATGTTGCATTAAATAAAGGTGGCGAGAACATGAAGCCGCTTGATCTCTTGCAGATGTTTTATGAAACCGGTGTGCTCGTTGGTCGCAGCAAAGATGTAATGGGGGATAACGTTAATTATAAGCCCATCATTCCCATTGACAATAACGCATACAACCAGCTCCAGGCTTTATATGAGCATTTGCAATTATGTATAGCTCAGATGCAAAGCATTATCGGCCTCAATGAGCTAACCGATGCCTCTACGCCAAATGCAAAAACACTGAACGGTGTGGCTTCCATGGCGGTTGAATCTACCAACAACGCGTTATATCAAATTCAATTTGGTGAGCGCTATTTGCTGGAGTCGCTGGCCAACGATATGTTAATGCTTACACAGCAGGCTGTTAAGAAGGGCGACATAGAAGGCTTTGCGAAGGCCCTTAACAGCAATACGCTGCAATTCATTAAAGCTTCTGAGGACCTGCCTTTACGCGACTATGGGATTATGTTAGACGAACGCCCCACTGATGACCAGAAGCAACTTCTGCTAATGCAGATTCAGCAAGATCAGGCTCAAGGATTACTCGATACCGCCGATGCTCTTTATATATTAAATGTATATAATGTGAAGCAGGCGCAGCAAATGCTCGCCTATAAGGTTCGTAAGAATAAGGAGGCAGCACAGAAGAATGAAATGGCGAAAATACAACAAACCGTACAGGGCCAACAGCAGTCCGCCATGCTGGCCGAACAGGCGAAACAACAAACCTTACAGGTTGAGTGGTCGCTTAAAATGCAATATATGGAACGGGAAAAGCAATTGGATTATATGATTAAGCAACAGGAGCTGCAGCTTAAGTATGGAATGAATTCCCAGAACAACCAGACAAAAATTGTTACCACGCAAATGGCCAATGAAAGCAAAGAGCGTATTGCAGAAAACGCAGAAGCCGAACCGGCCAAATAAAAACTTATCCAACTTTTGATTAGTTAAAAAAAATCGCATTTACATTAGGTGTATGTCCTTTTATTTAAAAAAGGTTGATGCTGTCCAGTTTAAGTTGACCGATCAGCAGCGGGAGCAAATTAGAAACCGTAAGGCGGTGTTTTTCGAAGGCGCCCCGATTAAGCATATTGGTGGTGATCAGTATATAGCCTTGTTGCAGCAAGGGGAAAACCTGATTAAGATAACTGAATCGCAATGGCTTGTGCGCCATCCCGATGGTCAATGGCAAATACTTTGGCCTGATAGCTTTAGTGCGAATTTTATAAGGGGAAACGATTCTGATCTAATTGAAATAAAATACGATCCATTTAAGGCGAAGTCCTTTAGTCAGCCCAATACAATTATATGAGCGAACCCATTGTACAAGAAGCGCCCAACATTGCTGCCATGATGGCGAGCCAGGGCGTCAAGACAGATGATTCGCCGGTTAACATACCGGTTCAAGATACTTCAACATCGCAGACAGCTCAGTCTGTAGAGCCTCCAAAGGCAGAACCGGCAAAAACTGAAACAGCCGAGCCGGCGCCTGGGCCTGGAGCGGCCCCGGAGCCTCCGAAGTCGGAACCCGTAAAAGCTGAGCCAGCTGCAACACCTGTTACTCCGGTGCAGCAGCCCGCTCAGCCTGTTGATGTTGATTGGCGAGAGTTAATAAAAAAACAACCCGAAGTAGAAGTGTTGAAATCCGTTGGCCTGGATGACAAGATGATCAATTTTCTGTCCAGGTGGAAGGGTGGCGAAGATCTTAAAGACTATTTCGAAGCTATTTCTACTGATTATTCCAAAATGGGACCTGAAGAATTGTTGAGACGACAGTTATTCAAGGAGTTTGGAAGTCTATCAGCGGAAGACTTTGAAGAAGTTTATAAGATGAAGGTAATTGAACATTATAAGCTTGATCCTGATGTGTATGACGAGAAGGATGTGCGCCGGGGAAGGCTTATGCTGGGCATTGATGCAGATAGAATTCGCCAGGATTTTATAAAAAAACAGCAGGAGTTGCTGTTGTCAAAACCCCCGGAACCGGCTCCCTCAACGGCTGAACTGGAAGCGCAAGCACAATTGGAGCAGCGCGAAAAGGATATATTATCCTACCGCGCTCAAGTGGATTCTAATCAGTACACAAAAGATCTGGTCAATACAAAATTGCTGAGGATCGGAGAAGGCGACAAGGCGTTTAATCTGGAAGTTTCCAATCCAAATGAGGTGTTGGATTTGTTATATGATCCATCTAAGTGGGCGCAAAAGCTTTGGAACGCCGATGGCACCCCCAATATTCGAAAGCAATTAATTATTGGTGCAATTGCAAATGACGATGAATTGTTTTTTACCAATCTGACAAAGCATTACGAAAAGTTAGGTGCCAAGTCGCTGGTAGAGCAAATTCAAAATCCATCTGAGCCCGCAATCGGAGCCACATCAAAAGGATCCACAGAAGCCTCTGACCCAATAGCGCAATTAGCGCGTAATGGAGTGATTACTTCGGGGTGATATGTAATTCACCTATTAAACTTTAATTAAAATGGCCGTTACACAAGGCACGTTGAACAAAGCCTATGTGAGTGCGATTGCATTCCTGGATCAACGTGACATAAATCCGAACTTAATTGATGTAGCCCGCGATAGCTACTTCACTGATATCATGAAGGTTGTAAACCGTTATAAAGAGGCCAAGGTGCCCATTTACAATCACTTTGTAAATAACGACGTGTTCGCGACCGCAACAATCAGCAGTGTTTCGTCTGGTTATGGCACTTCCAGAATGACTGTTGTTCTTACTTCTGGCACTGGAGGTTATGCCCGTGTTGGCGATCTGGTGCGCATAAGTAATACCAACTCGGTGGGCCGGCAAGCGCGCATCATGACCGTTACCTCTGTATCCGGTGTGGATACGATTGTATTGCAGTCTGTAGACAACACACCGCTGTTTGCCGCAACAAATGATACTATTACATTCCAATCCAATTCATTCGGGGAAAAATCTGATTCCCCTGCCAGCCGCCGTTATCCTGTAACCCGGTACGTTAACCAGGTTCAGATTTTCCGCGAAGCCGATGAGATCACTGACGTGCAGAAGGTATCTAAGATCGAGCTGACTGTTGAAGGACAACCCTACTATACGCCTATTCAGCACATTTATAAACTGAAGGCATTGAATGGTTTCATCTCTGCGCAGATGATCGCCGGCGTTCAGTCAACAACACTGTTCTCTGATTCGAATCCAGTCCTGGCTGATGCCAATGGCAATCCGATCCAAACAACCATGGGGCTTGATCAGTATATAACGACCTACGGGATCAGCGATAGCGCCGCAACAGTCGGAACGATGACCTTCAGTGACGCAGATGCCATCATTGATAATTTCCTGGCAAACAAGGCGCCGCTCCAGCAAATTGGTTGGATGGGCAGCCTGGCTCGCCGGCCATGGGATGTATGGCTTAAAAACCTGGGAAGCTCTGGCGTTAATAGTGTTCGTTTGAATATTGATGGCCGCGAAGTTGATCTCATGGTTGACAAGCTTTCATATGGCAATGCAGAATTTGAATTCGTTCATCTGCCCATGTTCGATCACCCGGAATTATTTCCATACGGGATTGTGCCTGAAATGGTGGGCTCAACCTACTTCACGCCTAAGGATAAAGTGCAGGTTGAAGGCGGGGGCATGGAGCCACGTATCCAAATCCGTTATCTGCCCAAGCCAATGGCGGGCGGTAATACCACTTCTAACGGTATAATCTCCGAATGGAATACTGGCGCGTTGGCCCCTATTCCAACTAGCTCTGTAATGGTTTGGCATACTGACTGGTATACAAACCAAGGCTTAGAAGTGCTAGGAGCGAAACACATGCAACGTTTCCGTGTAGCATAATTATAAATCAGGGTGCAGCAAACTGCTGCACCCTTTAACAAAACCCATATGTTAGATCAAATTGGAACAAAACCCGTATATAACAATTTGACGCCTCAGCTTCGCGAACAACTTATGAAAAAAGCAAATGAAGCTGGCCGTTACGTGAAATACAAGTTCGCAATTGCAAAGCGTAACCCAGACGGCGAAATGAAAACTGGTGGTGAATACTTATATCCATTGCGCTGGGCACTGACGCCGGTTACTTTCTATATAACCGACCCCTTTGATAAGTTACGAAAGCGCATTGGGGTGGTCGATAAGCTGAAGGAGTTTGGCGCTCCCAGCGATAGCTTTAAGCGCGTGCATCTGGAAGAGCAGTTCAAAGGCATACTAACACTCGATATGGAACATATGCCCGATCAGGATACATTCATTTATCTGGAGCTACATCCTAAGCTAGAAGGAGGCCAGTTTCGCGATAGTAATGAAATGGCCATATTCCGCAGGATTGATGAAGTGAAAGAAGCGAAAAGTTCACTATCAGCCAGGGAGAACAGAGCCAATGCCATGTTTGTAGCCTCTCAAATGACCATGCAGGAAGTAAAAGATTTTGCTTGTGCAATGGGTTGGAATGAGCATGAAGATATAAACATCATTAGGGATAAAGTGCTGGAAATTGCAGATAAAGACCCCGAATGGTTTAAAAACTTCATTGATAATAAAAGCATTGAATACAGGGCTGTTATTAAGCGCGCTCTTGACAATAATATAATTGCATGGCATCCTGTAGAGAACAAAATTGTTTGGGGCAGCAACAATCAAACCGTGGCCATCTTGGAGCGCTGCGAAGATGGAAAAGTCCTGGAGCGGTTTGGTGATTGGCTCGTTACAAGCAAGAACGGCCAGGAGGTCTATACTAAGCTTAAAGGATTGTTATTAAAGAACGCAACAGTTTGATATTGTATATATGGGTTAGCGCTCTCGATATGTTCATGCGGGGGCTCTTAATTTAAACTTTAAGCAATGAGGTCATATGTTGTTTATTTCCATAGAAACCCAGAAACGAAAACTATATTTTATGTAGGAATTGGAAATAACAAAAGACCCTTTCAATTTCAGGATAGAAATATCTTTTGGAAGAAATATGTTTTGAAATATGGCAATCCGGTTGTCGATGTGATCAAGATTGGTGTCTCAAAAGAGGAGGCAATAGAAGCCGAGTTGCATTTCATATCTGTATTGGGCAGGCGCGGGATTGATAAAAATGGCATATTGGTAAATAGAACGATTGGTGGCGATGGAGTAAAAGGCGTACCGATGAGCGATATAACAAGAAAGAAACTATCCCTTATCAATAAAGGCAAAAAGCTTTCCGTTGAGCGGCGTTTAAAGATTTCAAATGGCCAAAGAGGAAGAAAGCTAACAGAAGAATGGAGAAAAAGTCTTTCAGAATCAAAAATGGGATCTAAGAACCCTTTTTATGGAAAAACCTTCTCGCGCGAGCATAGAGAAAAACTAAGCGGTAGGCGCGGACCTCTTCATCCGCGGTATGGAAAGAAAAATACAGAAGAAAGTAAGATCAAAAGGAGGGCAACAGTAGGCGATAGGTTTAAAAGAGGTGGTCACCCATATGCGCATAAAGTTATACATGAAGCCACCGGCGGAATTTGGCCCTGTGTTAAAGATGCATGGGAATTATCAGGCTTAAGAATGACGTATATAAGCTTCGCTCGATGTCTAAGGAATGAACGCAAGAATAAAACAGGATATAAATTATTAATTAATGGCGAATCTTAATGCCTATATAGATTTTGAAATAATTCTTTCTAAAGATCAAGGCTCGTCATCTTTGGTTTTAAGAGACCCGGATAATTATCCGGCAGGTGTTGATGTAAATTTAAAAGGTATATTTTCTATCACGCAACCGGATTCGGTGACAATTACCGGCAACTACCTTACGCCCGATATTTCATGGAATGGTTCACAGCTAACGATTGCCACAAAAGAGTTGCGCTTACGCTCAACAGGTAGTTTCCAGCAAGGAACCTATACAATCACATACAATATTACGGCGCCCGGATACGACGAAACGACATTGACTAAGACTTTTGACTTAAGCTATACTTCACCAACGCTTGTGGTTTCAGATAATTTCGATGTTTTTACACCGTCGCTATCTGTTACAGATAATACAGTTTATACGCAATCGGGAATGACTCTAAGCGGCGTTGTGCGCAGCTGGGAGGCGACAATAATAAGCGTTGAGGGCACCAATCAGGACATCTTAGGTTCTCTGCAAACATTTGACCTCTCTTACCTGGGCTCATATTATGATTCAAGATATGATGTTTCGTTAACTGCAACCGTCACCTACACTTTAGACTCCCCGGATGACTGGGTGCAGATATCAGATCAACAGGAATACGAACATACTTATTATGCATTTATTCCGCCCTCCATTATAGATCTATTGCAGTTATTAACTACCTACAAAGCTACTGTAGATGCGGCGCATTGCATTTGCGGAACTGGCTGTGTTGATAACTGCACAACCCTTAAAAACACTTATTCCCTGGCGGTTTCCATTTATACGCATATTGTAGAGCGTGGACGCGCTGGTGAAACTGACGGGCTGGATGCTTATGTGCTGCAATTGCAGAAGCTGCTTAGTAATTGTGTAACACCCGCTTATACCAATACAAATGATGCGATATTGCCCTATGATTGGGGAAGCACAATAACAGGATCGTTCGCATTCTTCAAGCAGATGATTGTCGGAAGCGGGGTAAATAATGCGCCAGCTGATGGCGCGACTACATACACTGATGCATTATTGATAAACAAAAGTGTTATGGTCTTTCTTGATAGTTTATTAATGGGAAATAATTTATCAGATCGAGTATCAATTACCTATAACAATACAACCGGCACAATAACCTGGAATAGCCCATTATCCGCCCCGCAACTAATCTCAATATATACGTTCTGATATGAAGTATTTAATTGTCATATTATCATTCTTTGCTATACTGGCATTTGCTAATAACACCGGCATTTCGGTAAAACCCATAAAGCAGGATACAGTTCCAACCGGAGCTGCGCCGCAATTGTTTGGCAGTAAATTATATGAATTTAGGAATTACGCTTTGATCGATTCGTTTCTTATGATTGCCGAGGGCGATACCTTTGCTTATCCACGCTGGCCAGCCATAAAATTTAAAAGTTCTGATAAAAGGTGGTACGGTCACGATAAATCCAAATGGCAGCGGTTTTTATATGCCAGCGATACGAGCACTTTACTGGCGACGCGATATGACTTAACACAATTGCCACAAACAATTCTTTCGAATGTGGGTTCGGGCTATCGCTTAGTTACAAACCCAAATGGCAGCATTAAAACAATCGCTAACAGCAATACAGTAATCTGGGATAGCACAAGTAATGCAAACTCATTAACCGCAAAAGTAGATACCGCTGTAATTGCTACTCAATATGATATTGCCCAGTTGGGCGTATTTAATACCTACTATGCATATGTTGATACGTTAGGCAATGACGCCACCGGCGCGTTAAATAATGCCGCAAAGCCATTTAAGACCATAAATGCCGCATTAGATGCACTACCCTCGCAGGGTGGCGTAATTCCGATTGGATTAGGCAAATTCAATAGTCCCGATTCGGCTAAGATGAAATCCAACGTTTGGTTTAAGGGTTCGGGCATGCCCGTAGCAAATGATACAATGACTGTGAATGCGTATTATAACAACACTATAAAGGTACCTACGCGGTTAATCGGCGGTACCATATTAACCGGTTCTTTCATAGTGCCATATAATCGCGAACATATACATTGTACAGATCTGGGAGTTGATGTTGGGTCCGATTGGGTTGCTAACGTGAACGGTGGAGTGGAGGTAGATGGATTTATGTGCCCGCAATTTTATAATCCTGCCGGAGGTCTACCGTCAGCAGACGGAAAGCACCTCCTACAAACACAAACGAAGCCAAGGCGTGGGATGTTGTTTAAGAATATCAATGTCCTCCTTTCTTCCGCAACTTCGCCATACCACGCATTCTTACTTGAGAACATGACATTTGCTATTGCTGACAATATCTATACAACGTATGGTTTTGCCGGAGTTGTGATAAAGACAATGGGAGGAATTTATACAAATCTACATACGCGTGGACACGGCACCTATCATATTATACCAAAGTCAAACGACTACAGTTATTGCTACGGAGTTGTTATAAATGGCTTCGAGTGCGGGCCGATCTTGGGTAATAATGGCACAGGGATAACGCTTGATCAAAACGATCCAGGGAGCCCCGGTATTTATTGGTGTAATATAAGCAACGGCTTTATAAATCATGTAGGAACAGGAATGTCGTTGACGGGTGATAATATGAACATTAGCAACATCAACATCGTCGATGTGGGAATTTCAGGCGTCGTTTCGGCTAATCTTATACGTTCTCATATTGATAACATAACCCAACGAATTGCCCCACAACAGGGGTTTAGCATAGACCCCGGATCAATATTGTCAGACGGGGCAACCACATGGAGTAATTGTACTGCTATAGGAAATCTTGGCGACGGATTTCGTGTTTTAAATGGGACGGCAAAGAATTATTTCGAGAATATAATTTCTGGCGAGAATACGGGCTATGGATTTAATTCCAACGGTACGGCATGGGTGGGTAATCATACATATTATAGTAATACAGCGGGCGCAACGACAGGAACAATGCATAATAGAGTTGCAGTTACTTCTTTGCTATCAGCCGGGACAGGTATATCCTTATCAGGAAGTGGAACCGAAGCCAGTCCGTACTCAATCAGTTCAAGCTATTCCGCGCCTATAACTTCAATAAACTCTCAAACGGGCCCAGCGATAACAATAACAGCTGGCACTGCTATAACAACAAGTACATTAAGTAATGACATCACTATTGCATATGATAAAACAAACAGTGAAGTATATCACACCTTGGCAAATTATTTAATAGACGCGAATAATTCAGGCACAGCTGAAACTGATTTATATAGTACAACGGTTGGAGCTAATAAATTAATTAGCAATGGGCAGTCGTTGTCATTTGAAATTTCAGGAACCTTCAATGATATCACCGCAACAGCAGACGTACAATTCTATTTCGCGGGAGCTTCTTTTGGTAATACTGGGGCCTTAACCATAAGCACAACCGGGGCATGGAGCGCAAGAGGCATGATAATAAGAACAACCTCTACGACTGCACGAGCATATGTTACAATAACCACACCGGGCGCATCAACAGCTGAGTATACCAATGAACTTGATCTAACCGGATTGGATTTTACTACATCGAATGTTTTCAAAGTAACCGCGCAGGCTGGCGGCGCCGGAGGTGGCAGCAATGATATAACCGCAAAGCTGGGTAAATTAAAATTCGAATCTAATTAATAGGTTCAATGAACGAGAAAGCTCAAACTATAATTGTATCACTACTAACAGCAGCACTAATCGCATGTTTCGGGTTTTTGTGGAACCTGAATGGCACATTATCGCGTATGGAAGAGCGAGATGTAACGAGAGAGAAAGCGCTTAATGATATAAACCTGAAGATAAACTCAATACAATTAGATCTCATTGATCTGCGCGACCGAATCATACGAATTGAAACCAAAACGCAAAAATGATGAACTACTACGAACAGATATTATTAGCGGCTGGTGGTTACGCGCTTCACCTTCTAAAAATGTGGGGCGAATCAATTAAGCGCAAAGAGAGGTTTGTCAAAGAGACATTTTACATCAGCATCGCAATGAATGTGATTTCTATATTCATTATGATTTATATAGGCGGTTCATTGCCGGCTGATATAATTGTAATGAGCCCGCTAACCTGCGTAATCATTGGGACGTTCGGCAGTTCAATGCTTTCGGGCATTATAAATATTAAGAAGCCTAAAGACATAAACGATACGGAATGAAGTTTGATTTCAAAGATATCGCTTGGGTAGCAGTTGTTACACTCATTGTGATATTCCTATCAAAATGCCATAGGGAAAAAACAGACCTGCAAGATGCGGAGCTTAATAAGCTAGGACTAAAGATTCATGAAGATTCGATCGAGACCGCGCGGGTTATAAAACAATATGAAATTATTGTTGCAAACAAAGACACAATAGCAACACTGTACATAAACAGAAACAAAGCAATTGAGCAGCAGGCCGATAAGCAAGCCGCTACTGTGCTGCGCTTATCAGCGGCATTAAGGGCTTATCAATTACCGGGGGATTCGAACATAACAACTGTTAGTCACGAATACATTGATTATTGCGATAGCCTTGCGCTTACCTCTAGTGACCTGGCTATAAACTTCAATAACTATAAACGGAATGCGGCTTTCATCATAGCGGCCAAAGACACTGCATTACTTGCTAAAGATAGCATCATCGCTGCGGAGCGTAAAGCGAAGTCTGACTGTAAGAATGGCTATAACGCGTTAATGCGGATCTACCAGCATGATCAATCTGTTAATAAGCTGCATAGTCAATTATACATCGGAGCTGAATTAATCGGTAACCCTAATTACTTAATTAGCAATGTGGGCCTTGCGTTAACCCTAAAAACAAAAGCCAACAAGCTTTGGCAATTATCTGGCGGCATAATGACAAGCGGCCAGTATTACGCGAGAATCAATGGCAACATATTGATATCACTAAAACGATAATTATGAAGTTCTTTAAAAAGTATTCGGGGTATATAGGTTTTGGCTCCCTGCTATCGGGAATGATTATAGGCGGTTGGGGTTGGGATAAATTTGAATCTACCATAACGGCCAGGACACATGGTTCAGTATTTATGATAATAGTTGGGGTGGCGCTGATCATAATCGGCTTATTGGCATTGAATTTAAGTTCTCAAAAAAGATGATCGGCTATGTATTCATAGCGTTGGCGGCATTCTTTAATGCCTGTATGGACGCATGGGAAAATGAACCCAACTTCAATGAGAGCATTTTTAGACATTGGAATCAGCGCTTTTGGTTAAAGGAGATTTCTTGGCAGTATGCCAGAAAGATATTCTCCTATAAAATTGACGCTTGGCATCTTGCAAAATCATTAATGGTTATCTGCTTTGCTATTGCATTATGCTTCGATTATCGTGGCGCGTGGTATATAATAGTTATTAACTGCGGAGTTGTATGGAATTTCTCTTTCTGGCTTTACTACCATAAGATCTTTAAAATAAAATAGCCCCTCTATAGACATAGACGAGCTATAGTTATAATATCTGATTAGCGAATACTAATATACGGCTTTTAATTAAAGCTCCAAATAAAAAACCCCGGTAGCTATCCGGGGCTCATGACAAAAAAAGGACACAAACCTTGCATTGATCCAAAAATACTCTTTTTTATGAATCTCCCAAATGATTATGTGTGGCTTCTTAATGAGCCGGGCCCTAAGATGCTATTAGAGGCACTGAAGCTCTATGGCACTACGGAGGCGCCTGGAGAGGGCGACAATCCTGTCATTTTAGAGTGGGCTAAAGAGGTCGGCCTTGATAAGGTCTATAAGCATGATGCAACCGCTTGGTGCGGTTTGTTTATGGCGGTTGTCGCCAAAAGGGCTGGTAAGCAATTACCTCCTGGTGGCCCTCTTTGGGCACTCAACTGGGGGCAGTTTGGTGATAAGGTTGAGGACGGGCCAAAACTGGGCGACATTTTAGTGTTCAAACGAGCTGGGGGCGGCCATGTCACGCTTTACGTCGGGGAAGATGATGAATGCTATCATTGCCTAGGAGGCAATCAATCTGATATGGTGAACATTGTAAGAAAACCATGGAGCCGCATTTACGCCATTCGCCGGCCTCATTATAACATACAGCCGGCAAATGTGCGTAAAATCATATTAGACAGTAATGGATCTATAGATGAAAAAGAATCATAATGTATAAGGGAGCCCGCACTCTATTGCAATATTTTTCATGGTACTAAGGCGGATTTGTTTATCGCCACGATTTCTCAATTCACGCTGCAATTGCCCCAGCGGCGTGCTGGGGTTTTCCTTAATTATCTTATAAGCAGCCGCAGTTGATTCCTCTTTCTGATATTTAATATTATAAACCGCCATCTGGGCCTCAGCTAATAAGTCAGGGTGTATTCTTATTCCTATCATTACTCCTTTCGCCATGGCCTCAAAGATAAATAACAAGGTAGTTTTAAACAAACTTAAACATGTTTAACATTTCCTTTACCTTAGCGGAATGGAAATAAAAACAACGCACCAAACAACGCACCGAAGATTCAAAAATTACATTCAAATAATTGTATATCAATGACATAAGCATATGTACAGAAATCCCCCTAAAGGGGATATTTTATTTTTAATGTAATTCATTGTAAATCTATTGAAATCGGCCATGGTATTGTGTTTTAGGGGTAAATTTCATAACGAATAACCTTAACCTATCTTAACCTACATTCACCCACCTTTACCTTAAATAACGCACCAAACTACGCACCAAAATTTGCTATATTCGTTTAAAATAAACCCATATATGGCAAACTACAAAATCACATTCCGAGTGCGCTGGGACAAATATAGCGCCGCGCAACAAGGCTACCCAATTTGGTTAAGGTTTAAAGTGAAGGGGTGTAAAGAAAAGTTTAAGGAAACGGAGCTTTATATACAAAGCCGCGAGCAATGGAGCGGTAAAGAGGTTAAAAAACACCCCGATGCCCAGAAGATGAACATCCTGCTGGCAAAGAAGAAAATAGAATTGAATGCCCAGCTTATGAACGACAAAATAGCAGACATTCCAATAACAGCAAACTCCCATAAGAAGCAGCGCGGCATCCCCAGTTTTTTTGAGTATATCAAAGAGGTTCGCGGCACGAACAGAAAAACCACCAACCTTATAAATAACATAAAAGAATATTTGGGTTACGAGCCCTCTATCCATGAAATTGACATTGCCTGGCTGCGTAAGTATGAAACTCATTTACGTAAGAAGCTAAAGTATAAGGATAATTCCATAAATACCATATTCAAGGTATTGCGTCGGGTAACCAACCAAGCCGTATTGGAGAAGCACATCAAAGAGAGGGTGATTGGCAAGGGGGCCTACCAAATGCCCGCTGCTGGTAAAACCACACCTGTTTTCCTTGTAAAAGAGGAGCGCGCAAGATGGATGAAGGGGCTTGTTGAAAATGAGATTGCAAACCCTGTAACCCGGCGAGCGCTTCTGTATTTCATGCTATCTTGCTATAGTGGTTTGCGCCATAGTGATCTGCGTAAATTCAATACAGACAAGCATGTGATAGATGATATGATTGTATTGCGAGCCACAAAAACCGGCGAATTAATCTGTTATCCGATAGGCGAATCTTTAAAAACAATCATTGCGCTAATTCGCATTTTAGGCCCATTGTGCATGGAATATAAGGTTTATAATGCAGCATTGAAGGATATTGCTAAGCAGTTTGAGACCAAGAAAAATGTCTCGACACACGTAGGGCGTCATTCATTTGGCCGCTTCATGGCAGAACAAAATGTATCAGAATCAGATTGCGCATATTACATGGGAATTGGCATTAAGGTGGTGCAAATTTATTATCATATAACAGGCAAAATTAGAAATGATCGCAATCAGCATTTGCGCGTAGCGTAGACTACTCTCCAGGGCCCAGTTCTTTTGGGCCCTTTTTGCTGTTCTTTTGTTCTAAAAGCCGCTTATCGAGGCCGAACATTTTTAAGGCGAGGTAGAACTGGTCTTTTCTCACAATCTTTCCTTTAATAAACTTATCAAGTAAATTAGCTATTTGTTTTGCCTGTTCGGTAAAGGCGGTGCCCGCTTGTCCGGATTTAAGATCCTTTAAATTCATTAAGGCCCTTTCTATTGTTTTATTCATTTCGGCTATATCGCCGCCCGATTCTTCCATAAAGGAAATGAACATGGTGCGAAGCTTTGTTAGTTGCTCATCTTCGAGACTTGGCTTGGGCGCTACCAGATCTGGATTATCGGCGCCGGGCTGTGGCAAACCCAATTCAGCGCAAATGTGATCAAAGGCCTGAGCGCCCTCTTCATCGGTTACAGGTATCCAATGCCGTAAATACTCTGGCATTTCTTCAAATTTTACATTGTACGGACGCGCTGATGTAAATAACCTTACAGTTTCATTATCATCCAGAATCTGGTACTTTATAAACCTTAATGGCAGGCCATCTATATTGTAAGTGCTATTGATCATCAACTTTAGATGTTCCTTCCATTTCGTTATCTGAGGAACTTCCTCGGGCAGATTGTTGTTGTTCATTTTCTATGGCTTTTATGGCGCGTTTTAATTCTATGCTTTTGCGCATCATGTTAATAAGTGCCTGATCTTTTCTATTATCTTCTTTTGTATTAGGGTCAATAACGTGTCTATTTATCACTCCGACTACATACCAATCGGTGAGGTTTTTAACGCCCTCATCAAAAACAGTTACACGAGTTAGTTGCAAATTCTCAATCTCGCTAGGGCCGTCTGGATTTATTTTCTCAACCCACATTCCAGGTGGAATTTCGCCTTTGTGTTTGCGCCATAGATACGGAAGCAATAATTGATACTCTCCCTCTCCAGTCTTTATTAGCTCTCTCTTTTTTCCATCGTGCTTCCAGGCAGTAATGCCGCCTATTGGTATAGTTTCTTTGACATACTTTATTAGTTGCAGATTGTCAACTGTAAGAGGCGCGTTTTCGTCTATCCAGTCAACTCGCATGCCAAATGGAATATGACCATGGGTTTGCTCCCATAGGTATTTTGCATAGGGTCTGTACTTTGCCTGATCTAATTTTATGAGCCACTGTTTTCTTTTTTTCCAGTCTCCATATACTATTGCGCCTATTTTTGGGCTCCTTGTTTCATGTGCCTTATAAATTGCGGCCAATTTAATTTGTTTGTAATACGGTTGGGAGCGTATGAATTTACGATCCGCCTCAGTGCGCACTAATTGGTGGTGATATATTATTATAGAAATGTCTTTTTCCCTCATAAAAGAATAGCCCATTTCATTCAGCTTAATGGCCATTTCTCTATTCGCCATTTTTCGAAAGTTGTCTTTTACATATAACAATACTTCTTCAGGATAAATAATCGCCCCTTTGCCTTTAATGTTATATTTTCTGCGTCTTTTTCGTATTTCAGAAACTTTGCAGTTCAGCATAGCGGCCAACTCATGATCATAAATTTTCCCGGCGTATTTATCGAAGATTTCTATTGCTTCAGGAGTCCAGTTCATGTGAATGCATTTGTTATGATTTCGCGTGCATCATACCCGGCTTTGTCACGAGCATATAGGCTGTGTGGTTTATCGAGTTGTCGGCAATTGGCATGAAACCCCCTGCCGGTTTCTGTAGCTATATCTTTCACGCCCTCCAATGTGAAAAAATAATCATGCTCTCCTATTAGCCCTAGGTTGTGCATTTCCAATATTCTCTCAATGGTAATTTTATTGCGGCCGACCACCATTTCAAAATGCGCTCTCGTAAAAGCCTTTTTCATAACGGGTTTGGCCCGCTTTGTTTTTGCCATTTCTAACAATTAAAGGTTAAGGATTAATAACGATAAATAGGCTTAAGGATTATTTGGCTATCCATGTCAACCTTGACGGTCTCTGATTTCTCTCTTCTTATACGCATATTCCAAGCTTCGATTAAATGCTTAACCTTTGTTGTTATAGAAACGATGTTAGAGCGATTGCGATTGCGGTTTTTTAGGTGTGAAAATTCTTTCTCAAAATAGCCGCGAACAACTTTGACGGGATCATTAGCTTTGAGTTCAACGCCGCTTGCAAAGCTATCGAGGAATTGTGCGGCTTCGGCCTTCATGCCAGGCAACTGGCCCAATATATACATCATAAAGGCCCACTGTGGGGCAGTTAGAAAGTTTTTGCTATCCTTCATCCATCTGGTCTTAGCTCTTGTTAAGTGAGCTACAACTTCAACCATCTGTGATTTCTTATTAACAAAAGCATTCACCTCATAGTTAGGAACATCTTTATCTCCAATTGAGCCCTTAACCATTGACCTGTTTTGGTATAATAGAATTAGCTTAATTGTTTGGGCGATCTGGCGGCTGTCATTTGCGAAGTTGCCAATCTTAACCATGTCCTCAGCGTTGCGACGTTCATTCAGATCGATATACGAGAATGCGTCATCATCCAAGCCGGTTACGATAATATAATCTACAGAAACGCCGCTTAAGTAAATTGCCCAAAGCTTATGCTGCCCATCGATGAGCTTAAGTTTCTTTGTAATTCGTAGTGTATCACCATTTCGCTCTTTCCACTTCTTTGATTTCATTTGCTCTACATAGGAATTAATCGCCTTCCAGCGTAATTCTCTATTTTGATCATCATCGTTGAGTGTTAGGAGATCAAGGGCGATTTCGGGAGTAATTTTTACATAGAAGGGCTTCTCAGGGTCCGCCCGCTTAATACGTTCTATTATGTCCGTTTGTAGTTTATGCCCTTTTAATATATCAAGGTAATCGGGTCTATTTATTTTCATTCGAAAGTTGTTTTGGCTTTTTGGGTTGGCCATTCGTTCAGAAGAGGTGGGATTGCTTCTTGTAGGGGAGATAACAACATTAGCCATACGCTGTCAGGGTGTTTAGTTTATTAGTTAATGATTTTAACGTCTCGAATTTAACAGAAATAATTTTATTCAAAAAAATTAATTATTAATTTTATTAGCACTGTATTTGTATTAAGAATTGCAGTAATTGGTAGATAACATTAACTAACAATCTAAAAACCCTGACAGCGTATGAAGCACAAGACCAGGCCTAAAGCAGCTAACCCCAAACCTCCGCTCCTTTTGCGACTTATTGATCCTCAGCTAATAACACTAACGGGCAAACATGATCCGGCTATAAATAATAAAATCAAGAAAATTATTTCACGATCTTCTTAGTGACTTCTTGGTTCGCAACTCTCCAACTTCTTTCTGTAGTTTTAGCAACTGTTTGTTTATATCAACAAGCTTATCTAAAATAAGCTGCTGACTGGCTTCTATTATTGTCAGCTGTGTTCCCATTATTAATTCAACTGAACCAGCAGCAAGCTTTGCTTGGTTCAGCAAATAGGGTTTTTCAAAATCCTCCAGATTATGTTTGTGGCGCTTTAGATAATCATTAAAGTGCAGGGCAAACTCCATGCTAATAGGGCGTTTCATGTTCATATAGGCGCTAATAAGGCCCGGGGAAACCTTCAGCGCTTTGGCGAGTGCCGCGCTCGTTTTAATATACTTATTTACTCTTAACCAGTTAAAGGCATTAATGAACTGATTATTCAGTTTATAGCGATCTCTATGTGGTCTACGCTCGTTCATGGATGTTATATTTTTTTGTTGTTATGATATATGCGAATAGTGTTGTAGATATTTCGTTTGCTGAATAATCTTCACTTTTTTTGAATAAAATTTACAAGCCCTCTTAAGAGTCGCTAAGATTGTTCAAAAAAACTACAACTCCAAATGGCGATGAATGGCCAACGAATAAAGATAGCCCAAGCATTAATAAAGATAGCTCCAGAGGTTACCGCCAAGGACAGAACAGACTGCGCAAAAAAACTGAAGCTATCAAAGGAAACTATATGCTATTACCTGGGCGGAAAGGTGTCAAATAATGACAAGGCATTAAAGGTGCTCGAATTCCTAAAGGACCGCATAAAATGGCGTGAACAAGAAATTCAAAAACTATGCAAGTAGATCAACTTAAGAGAATGGAGAGCAGGCTACTGCGGATCGAAAAAATGCTAACAGAGGTGCTTGATAAAGTGCCGCCGCCCCAAAAAGCGCGTATGACTGAAAAAGAAGTCATGGCAGAGTATAACGTTAGCAAGAATGTGTTGCGCCGTTTGCGGCTTGGCTATAAGAATAATGATGGCATTGAAGTGCCTGCTGTTCTGTTTAAATGGGGGCATCGGCATGGGAAGAACTTTGATTATGATCGCGAAGAGGTTGAGCGCGTATTGCGCAGAACGCTTATATAACCACTCAATTAACTAACAAACTAAATACATTGACAGCGTATGAATGATAACACACAATTAGCAGTAGTTGATTCTGAGCAACATCTTCCAGCAAGAAATGAAGGTTTGCAGCCGGTTGAACTTGAGAACATTGCGGCATTACAAAATGCTGAGCCGGCTCCGTTTGACCTTATGAGCGATTATTGGAGCCCCGTGAATGCCGGTGAATCAAGGCGCGTACTTTTTGACCGAATTCAAACAATGGCCACGGTTGACCAGACCTCTGGAGAGATTATTGACCTGGAATGTGCTTTCTTTTTCTATCAGGAACAGCCGGGCGGCTTAACTAAACAGATTCGCAATGGCTCAAAGCGACTTGTTGGCGCCTTACAGGCCTTTAACCTCCAGCGCCTTACCCCGCTGCTTATAAAATACATGGGCAAAACCAGGAACAAAACCAACGCCAACCTATCTGATAACTGGAGCATAACCCCTTTACGCGTCGATGTCACCAAATAAGCTATTTAACATCCAGTACGAATATGCGCAATTGTTGGGTAAGATAGAAGAGGCTGAAGGTGAGATTACCCCGGAGATTGATCAGGCCTTACAGTTTACAGAAAACAGGATGCATGAAGCCGGCGAGAACATCGGTATGAGCATTAAGGCGCTTGAATACTGGGAAGATGACATTGAAGCGGAGTTAAAGCGCTTAGAAAAAATGCGCAATAGTACACGCAAGGGCATTGAATTATTGAAAAACCGACTAGCCCAGGCCATGCAGCAGTTTGGCATAGAACGCATTTCCAGCCCTACAATCACCGTTTCATTTCGTAAATCTGAAGCGGTCGAGATCCTGGATGAGTCTGTTATACCTGCTGCATATTTTGAACCTCAACCGCCAAAACTGCGTAAGTCCTTAATTAAGGAGACCATTAAAGCGGGCCGCGATGTACCAGGGGCAGAAATAGTACAACGCCAGAATTTACAAATCCGGTAAAATGTTAATTATCACTACAGGCCGAACTCCAGATAGAACACCGACTGTGTTTACGGATATTTTCAAGGTAGCCTATCGGGAGCGGTTGCCTATTGATCTGCTTGTTAAGAAGGTTATAGATGATGGTTATGTTATTGACTGGGATGCGGAGATTGAAGGCGCTTTAAAGCTTGGAATAACACAGGAAACAATATTGAAAGGATTAGGCACAGCATATAAATACCTCTACCCCGATCTGCATTTGTACTACCTGGAAAAAGCGAAATGGTATTTACGCTTAAGGCCTAAGAAAGTTGGTAACCCAGATCACACCATTAAAACCTATATCAATGATTCAAAATCTTCAGCTTCAGGCAATACTTGATACAATAGAGGGAACTGGCTTTGATCAGGTGCAATCTATTACGCTCCTAATTGACTGGGGCTTTAAATTACAACAATGGATGGCCTTCGCCGGTAGCCAACAGGCCGAATGCAAACGCGCCTTGCACGTTGCTCGAAGGCAGGCGATGGTCAACCTTGTTGCAAGCTTGCAGGCCAATGGCGCTGATATGGCAATCTCATTACAAAAACAATATGTGGATGATTTGTGCGCAGAGGAGAATTACAACTATGAATTAGCGCAGCGCTGTAATAGGGCATGCGTACACGCCATTGATCTGGTTAGAACAGTAATCACAACACTTCGGACCGAAATTCAGATGATCAAATGAGTAGACTTATTGATATAACAGGTGTAAGATTCGGAAGAATACAAGTGGTGAGCATGTATACTTTCAAAGGAGGAAGAACTTATTGGTATTGGAGGTGCGATTGCGGCAGAATTAATTTAAGTGAAGCGTATAGCCTAAAATCCGGAGGTACTAAATCATGCGGCTGTTTCAGGGTCGAGCAAACATCTAAAAGGAAAATTACACACGGGCTACGCAAACATCCACTGTACGATATATGGAGTAAAATAAAAGAGCGCTGTAATAATAGCAAAAATATAGCCTATAAGAATTATGGAGGGAGGGGAATTTCGGTTTTCAAACAATGGGAATGTTCATTTGATTCTTTCTATAAATGGTGTATTGAAAATAAATGGGAAAAGGGACTAGAAATTGATCGGATTAATAATAACGGAAATTATGAGCCCCATAATTGCAGAATTGTAACAAGAAAAATAAACTCGCGAAATCGTCGCACAAACAAGCCGATTCATTATATGGGGAAATTATATTGGTCTTGGGAACTAGAGGAGATTTATGGAATTCCTAAAATAATAATTCAACGACGGCTGCGCGATTATAAATGGCCAATCGAAAAAGCCTTAACAATGCCAGTATTAAAAAGAAATCGAAAACTCGTTAATTATGACACAGCTACCGTTGTTTAATGATGAAGAAACCCCACAGCAGCCTGATAAGAAAACCAGGCCGATGAGTATCCGCGCAAAGGCGCGTAAGATCATACGGGAAGAAGGGCTATACAATTATGCAATGGTGATTAAAGCGGTTTTTGAAGCTGATGAAAAACACATAGAAGCGAAATACAACATACCAAAATCTGGCTTATGTGACTTATTGATTCGTGAGTTTGATATGGCAGTAGGCTATCAAGAGTCACTGATTGATTTCCTTCATCATGTAAAAAATATTCCGGGTTACGGTTTACAAAAAATCGAATAACATGAATAGGCTCAATACACGTAGCGCAACCACTGCTACACCGCACTATCTCTATGATTTGTCTATGCCATTGCCTGAACGGCAATATAAGCGCATGCTTTTCCCAAGCGCTATTGCCGCCGCTGCATTTTTAGGAGTGCCCCCACAACGCATTTATCTCAGTCGTTCTTCTCGGCATCGTATCTGGTCAGAGGCGCAAGGGCGCTGGTTCGCTGTAAGGATTGCAAATACCAAAACCATTACAACCAATGAATGATCGCTATCTACTGCAACAGATGCTGCAGCGCGTAAAGGCTATCAATCCTGACTATCCGGCAGATATGCAGATTGACGGTAGGCATCTTTTAAAAGCAGCCGAATTCGTTTATAAGCAAATGTCCTTAGATCGCGGCGTTGAGAATAATGCCTATGAAATTATACCGGTTTGGGATCAGCTCTATACCGCCGCCTATAACGACCCTTTCTATAAGGATAAATCCCTGGCGACTATTTGTAACCATATACAAGAATTCTATCAAAAGGTTAAGAACGGCAATGGAAAACAAATCTCTGGTACCAAGCTCAAGCAAAAGCTTGCTGCCCGCCTTAAGAACAGGAAATAAGCAGGCCATCAATTGGCACTTACAACTATTTAAACAGCATGGCGCTATACGCCATGACCTGACACTACAAATACCAAGCGCAGAACGCATACCAGCCCTAACAAGGACCGATGCTGGATATGATGAGATCAATACTATTCTTGCAATATACCTCACCCAAACGTTTAATAATCTCAATTTAAGAAAGGGCTTTAATGAGGATCAGGTGCTCGATTTAGCAGAAATGATTATTGAAGAAGCGAAGGAGGATAACTTAAGCCTGGAGGACGTAATGCTGTTTCTTCAGCAATTAGTAACAGGTAAGGCTGGTAAGATATTTGACCGGCTGGATATACCAACCTTTTTTGAGCTATTTGAGGGCTATAGGCAGGATCGACACCTAGCATTACAATATATACACTATGAGGCCGAAGTGCAGTTTAAAGGGATGGGCGACACGACACGGACCAGCGATGGCAATATGGAGAACGATGAAAATACAAGACGGGTTATGGCCGATTACTATAAAAACTCTATGAATAATGAAAGTCAACCCATTCAGCCGCCGCCTGCGCCCTGAGGATAAGTTACACGCAAGCGTTTGCGACTATATACTTTGGACCTATCCCGGAGCCGTTATACACCACTCGCCTAATGAAGGAAAACGTACGGCATTTGAGCGGTATTTAATGAAGGTCCTGCGCGTCTCCAGTGGCTTTCCTGACCTGCTAATATTTTACCGTGGCCAAACGATCGCCATTGAATTAAAGGCCGGTAAAAACTGTATGACGGTCAATCAACAACGATGGATTGCGTTGCTCAAGGAATACTTCCCTGCGTCCTGTTGTACGGGCTTTGATGAGGCAACTGCTTTTATTGATGAGTATTTTAAAAACCTTAAATAAACAAAAAACCACGCCTTATGGGGCGTGGCAATTGCCAGTATCTATATGTAACAAAAAAGGAGGTACACCTAATCTACTCATTAAATTTCATGTATCCAACAAAAATTCCCTTGCGAGAAATTGAACGCTCAATATCAATTAATTGTGCAATTGACAAATCCTCCCCAAAAACGCTGCAGCTCATGAAGTGGCAAGGCCAGAACCAGTATCTAAGACAAGGTTTAGGCCGGTGCCTATTTGTGTACATTGCCTTAAAATCAGGCTACAATCAAGAGGAGATTTGCGACTATTTGACTATGAGCGAACAGGAGTACTTGCAGCAATCCGGGATCCTGGATGAATACTACAATAACGGGCGCTTATTGTTTGAATCAGTTGGCACAAAAGCCGGCTATTTAGAAACTAAAGACGCCTGCTTATTCTTTTACCGCAAGCTAGTATTAGCGGAGAACTATTTGCGGTATAGGTTTGGGTTATAAACTAAAAAGCCCCAGTGTTGAAACACCAGGGCCCGAGCTAATAGCTACTTGCTATTTGGAAGAAAAGCCCAAGCGGGCAAAAAACACTATATATGAAAAGACAAAATCATTATTAAAAGTATCCCTTAATATAATCCCAAATTCGCTCTTTTATAGCTAACATTCCTTTATCGGATGGGTGAGAGCATATACCGGGATCAGCATAAAGCCCCTTCGCAGTATTTGTTTCATCTTTTTGTAAATCAGAATTTAAAATGAAAGCATATTTTTCCCGGTAAGCCCACTTTCTTATTTCCATATTAAGTGCTTTATTCCAAAATCCATCTACAATTACAACAACAGCATTTGAGGTGTTAAGGTAATTTATCAACCTTTCGTAATATTCAATGAAATCAATAGCTCCTTCTGGTACATTCTCAGATATTCGGAAAATATACAAATCAGCTCCTTTTAATAAATCCAATTGCTGAAGATCATAGGTTTTAAATTCTCTTTCAAATGCTGCTATGTTTTTAAACTCAATTGATGTACCGGGGGATTTGTCTTTGATGCTTTTAATCAGTAGATGAACAAAATCTGAATCTAAAGCGGAAGCTGCCATTCCCCAATCATGTTCCCATCCAATAGAAGGTAGCGGAGCATGTTGTACAATACTGTTACCTAAGATTACTACCTTTTGAATTTTCCCAACCTTAGCATTGATTATAGGATTGGGTTGATTACAGGCAAAAAGATATAATGTAAAGATTAGTAAGCTAATGCGGCGCATAGATTAAATTTAAAAATGGCCAGGATATTTAGTAGTATCCTGGCCGCGATGCACATATCAAATATAAATTACCGCGACGAATGTAAAGAAAAGTCCAAAAATGTCAATATAATTTGCGACTATTTTGCCTTACGGTTATAATTACGCATTTCAAATCTGATAACGCCGCTTCGGTCACGCCACGCATAAAGCGTATCGGGGCGTAGGCTGTCGAATGAAACAACTTCCAACTCTTCTGGTAAGTCAATTTGCGAGAGCTTGTGTGCGGTAAAGGTAAGGCCGGAGATAATAAATAAAACCAGGACACTGAGCGCTATAGTGAGCGCGGTTACGTTTCGTTTATACATTTGGTTTAGTTTGTTTATATAAAACAAAAGCCCGGCTATTTGCCGGGCTTAGTAACAACCTGATCTATTGCAGTTTTTATCTGTTCTTTTGTAAGATACCATGAGCTTACTTTAATACAATTCTTACCATTAAATGTTATCACTGACACTTCGCAGGTATCCCCTATGAGCGCGGTAAGCGCCTGCGCCAATCTGTTAATTTCGCTCAAGTCTTTTGAGCTGCTTGACCTGATTACCTCTGATCGTTTATCAAGCCTTGGCGGTCTTTTTTTCATAACCAATCGCTCCGGTCCGGGGCTATGAGCCTCAAGATAGGCCGCTAATTTTGCGACTATTTCAGGGTCATTTGAAGGATATTCCCGCAAAGAAGAGGCCGTAATGATGTGTGTGGCCCCTTTTATTTGCGTATTCAGGAACCAAAATTCATGATCAAGGCTGCCGGCATTTGCTACTATTTGGTTATTATGCAGGGCGCAGGTTGTAATAGCCTCATTCCTGCAATTGGCTGCCCAATCGGCCATTTCTGTAACCAAGGGCTGTCTGTAACGGCAAAGGGTTATTTTCGAAGGCTTTTTTGACATAACAGTGTTTTTGTTTTTAACTATATCATACCATAAATAGCAAAGCCCGCAAAAGCGGGCAGTAAACGTAAATTTCAATTCATAGGCGAATTCTTTTTATGTTTTGCGACTATTTTAGTCAGCAATGATCAGTAATACGATCCTACGCTTTGCGATCCTGGTGAAACCGGCAGCGCTCACCAGGTTTTGCGACTATTTGTTGGCACTTGCCACCCTTGGCCTTATCGGCCCCGCAGCGCAGCGTGTTGGGATCGTGAAACCGGCAATAGCCAGACGGTAATACAAACGGCGACATACATTGTACAGAATCTTTCAGTTTCTTGTCGTAGCGCTTGCCCTTACATTGGGGGTTCTGGGCTATTACGGTAAGTGTTACCAGTAATAGCCCCAAAATAACGGTTAGAGTTTTCATGTTAATTGTTTATAATAAAAAACCCCGCATTTGCGGGGTTGGTAGGGATTAATAAACGGGGCCTATTTGTTGTTTTCTTTGAATGCTTTATATTCCGCCTTGCACCATTGCTTATAGTCGGTTTTTGTGACGCCTGCCTCTTTGTCTCTTTGTTCTTCATACCCGTTTCTGTTTTCCCAATAGCTTTTAGCGGTTGCCTCGGTCATGAATTTTGCAGCCTTGGGGGTTTTATAATCTTCTGGGTAAAGCCTCATATTCTCTCTGAACAATTCCTTTATTATTTGCTCAATGTTATGTTTTTGCATATTGAGTGTTTTAAATACAAAAGCCCCTATTCGGGGCTATGCATTGTGGTTAAAACTTCATTCATTTCTTCACCAGGAATAAACAGCACTTCCGCGCTGTCGTCATTGTCGTTTTGCTGCGTAATTTTTAGGCTATTGTCACGATAAACGATATAAATGCGTCCCTCGTAATTAATGCTTGAAATAGCGCATTTAATAGGCTCTGAAGGCAGTTCGTCAATTGAGGTCTGCTTAATAATGCGGGCCCAATTTTAAAAGTTCTTCATGATCCCATTCGCCATGCAGGCGCGCTTGAATTGCTCGTAATGCTTGAACTGTGTTATACATATAAGTGTTTTTAAATACAAAAACCCCGCCCAGCAACCTGGAACGGGGTAAACACTCTGTCCAACGAAAAAGAGGGTTTAACGTTTTCCCGATGTCAGGAAAACGCTTCAATAAATTCTTTATCCCAGTCGCCGTTTTCGTCAAATACGGTGTATTCGCAATTATCATATGCGCAATATAACGGATAGCCTGAGCGTGAATTTAAATTCGTTGCAAAGATTACCGGTTTGCCGTTAACGGTTATATTATAATTTGCAACATAAATATCCCCGCTGCTATCGTCTTTTTCGATCCTGAACGGCTCACCATTTTCTACTATTTGTATTGTAATACCCTCGGGCCGGTCATGCTGATCGCTTTTGATTAAAAGGTGCCCCATGCAGCGTAATAATTTTGCTTCATTGAAAAAATCGCGGGGTATAACGCGTAAATAGCTACTATTTGTCATATAAGTGTTTTAACTAAAAAGCCCCGCGCAATTGCTTGCAACGGGGCCGCTTTCCATCTAAAACCAAATAGTTAAACGCGCATAAACTCCTTCAGATCGTATTGAGTGCTACCATGTGTGAAATAGGCTCCGCCCTCCTCGTGCTCAATCTCCGCCTCATAAATTTCTTCATGCTCCATATCCTGCCCGTAATTAAACCGGTAATACACCCCGTCATTGCTATGATTAAACATAATTTCAATGCCGCCATGATTGCAAATTGTAAGTGTTGCATCTGGCTTGAATCTATCGGGGCTTATATCTGCAACCTTCCCCACTATTAATTCAAATTCGCGCCACCAATCGCCAATGGTATGTTTTTCGCCCATATCATTAATGGTTTGGCAGTCCATTAACGCCGCCTCGGTGTCAATACGGCGACCGGTTTCAACTGTGTAGATTTTGCCTTTAGTAAAGCAGCCGCCGCCATTGTGCAGGTTACTTTTTGCTTTAATTTGATAAGTATTCATGTTATGAGTGTTTATTAATAGAAAAGCCCCAATGAGGGGCTAAATTTGCTACTATTTGTTACAGATCATCGGGGCCAAATGTATGCCAGCTAATGTAGCTATAGAGCCTATTTAATACAATCATAGCGCGCAAAGATTCCGCCGTAAATGATTTTAGTGTATTGTCAGCGCCGTGAAGCGTATTATATAACAATTTGGCTTCTGTGCCATGGGGATCAATTTTTCCCTCTTTAATGCGCTTAACAAACTGCTTGACCTGATTGTTTAATTCTGCTTTTGTCATTGTATGAGTGTTTATTAATACAAAACCCCGCTATTTGCGGGGTTTTAGCTTTTGGAATGTATCTGTAATTATATAATAACAATCCTTTCCTTCTGCATGGCCTATTATGACAAAACCGTTTTGTTGCAACCAATATTCAGCGATCTCACAACTATCTTTGCCGTAATCAGCATCAAAGGGTATGATAACAGACTGCTTAAATCTTTCGCTTTTAATAGAAATACGCGCCGGTTGCGTGTTAGTCTGTCCAACGTATTTAACTATCAGAATGTGGTAATTAGGTATTTTAGTATTCATATAAGTGTTTTATAAATACAAAAGCCGGCCAGGGCGAAACCTGAACCGGCTAACGTGTACCTATGAAAAACCGACCTTAATAAGCGCTAATAATTTCCAATTTATTGCTTTCGCAAAAATCATTGACCTTATAAAAATCAGCAAGATTAGATGTTTTCACCAACGAATACCCTAATGAATTAATAGATTCTGTCAAGTCTTGTAATCTGTATTTATCTACCCTGGTAAGCAGGTGTGAATATTCATCAATTTCTTTAATGGCATTTTCTAAGCGCTCTAAATCTTGTTGCAATTTTATTTGTGCAGCTTTTTTAGTTTGTTTTCTCATTGTATTAAGTGTTTTTAACTAAAAAACCCCGCTGGAACGAAACCAGACGGGGCTATGTGCTCTATCGGCTATAACAGAGATAAGCTAGTCAGCTATTTGGTTTGCTTGCTGTATTGCAAATTTCGTTTCGTGGATACGGCTTAAATTACCAGTTACTATTTCACCAGTTGCCGCCCCAACTGCATTGCATAGTTGCTGCCGTATATTATCATCCTGCACATGCAGCCCTAACAATTGGGCCTGCGCTTTAATGTTAAAGTAAGCAATTGCATTATTGGCGGCCGCAACTAAATCGGCCATTATTTTAGTCTCTTTGTTTGTCATACAAGTGTTTTATAAATACAAAAGCCCGGTTATTTGCCGGGCCTGTAAAATTCAACATAACTTAAGTCTTTGGTGTACCTTACTCGAACATTGTTCGGCAAACCCCAGTAAGCGCCACCTTTATCATATGCGGGTTCGCTCATTGGTATGTATTCATCAAATATCTTTGTACCAGCTGGTGGCGGCACTCCTATATTTGATCTGCCCATTGGAGCGCCATGTTTACCATTAACGGGGGTTATGATCTGGTTAACCAGCCGTTTACCGTTCAGGACATATAGGTCATAGCCCTGGCTTTTTAGCTCCCGTTGCAAGGTTATATAATCGGCCCTGCGCGCTCGTTTAAGTTTCTTGCAATATTCAACTTTTGCAGTACTGTGTTGCCCAATATGGCTATAGCAATATATGTCAAGGCCCGGGTTAACCCAGTCACTGCCGGGAAATACAGCTAATACACCACGGGGGTTTTCTTCAATCAGGAATAATACGGTTGTTTTGCTCATACAAGTGTTTTAAATAATAAAGCCCGCATGCATAGAAATGCAGCGGGCATTTAATTAGTCTGGTTGTAATTCAATTGCAGCAGGAACATAATCGCCGTCATTTAGCCAGTATTCTGAATGGGCGCTATTTTCGTCTAACTGCCTGATTATTGCGCCCATTACTTTAATTAAGTCAAGCGCTTCAATCAACTTTTGTTTGTCATCCATAAATAAAAAAGTTTTTGAATGATTAGTCGGGTTTAACCCATGCTGAAACCGTCAGGGAAATAGCTTTACCGTTTGCTTTAACATCTGTGCGCTTAGCGCCGTTACTGCTAGCTACAATAAGCGTTTTGCCGCTGCCGCTCATTTTAGGCGCCTCTAAGGGCAATGTGATTACAAGATGTTGCCTGCCTTCGATTGTCTTGAGTTCAGTTTGCATATAAAGTGTTTTAAATAAGAAAAGCCCTTAACGGGCTTTCTTGTTAGCGAATTCACGGGCTTTTAACCAGTATTTTGCAGCGTTGGGAGCATTGTCTGGGTGGTAATGTATGTTTTCCTCCCGCTCTGTATTGGTGCCATAGTCTTTTATATAAAATCCTGTACTATACCACGAACTAATGCTTGCGCTGTCAGGGCTCTGAGAGGCATGTATGTGTGTTTTCATTAATGCAACCAACTCCCTAAATGTTACTTGCTGCTTTTCTTCAATAAAGCCAGTATCTGAATAATCCCCTATTGCAGCGCTTTCGGGTGTAGTTTCAGCGTATGTGCGCGAAATGATTATGTAGTTGTTCATGATATGAGTGTTTATAAAACAAAACCCCCATACAACTAAATGCATGGGGGTTAATATTTAAAAATCCGGGGTATGTTCAACCTGTTCCCCGTTTGCTTTTTCACATAAGTGAACACTTACCATGTGCTCCTTACTCTTTTTGGGCTTAAAGTAGGCAATAGCTTTCTGTTTTGCTTCATATAAATCATTAGCCCAAATGTCGGTTTCTTTGTCATTGTAAAATGCCTTATAGCCATTTAGGCCATTTGTTTTATTGTTTTCCATTGTAAAGTGTTTTAATTAAAAATGCCCGACTAATTAAAGTCAGGCATTGGTAATTAATGAGTACGTATAAATTGCGCGACAATGTTTGCCAGCACAACAAAGGAGCTGATCAAATAATTTACATATTTCATATCGTTAACAAGTTTATATAATAACAAAACCCGCATTAAGCGGGTTAATCTTCAATTACGTGACCATCTAAATTTAAAAGGAACAGGTGAATGTCTAAATCATTTCCCCTGAATATTTTACAACACTCATTCATTAAAAAGTCCATATGATGCGCATCCTGCTCATGTATTCCTTTTAAACAATCTGCCGCGCTATCGTCCGGGTTGTAAAGCTCACCGTTATTATATAACTCGGTCAGATACGTTTTGGCCTGTTCTAATGTTGTAATACCCTCAGGTAGTGTTGTTTTAATAAGTCGGGGCGCTGGCTTTTTGAGTTCCGTTAGTTTCCTTTTAGCAAGGGCCGTAACCACTTGTATTATGTCGCATATTTCAAGGTCATTTAATTGCGCAGCGGCAGCAACTTCATTTGCCGCTTTAGCAATTGCAGCCGCTTTATTTATTTCAGCCAACTGTTCCGGCGTTAAATCTTTGTATTGCATAAGAGTGTTTTATAAATAAAAAAACCCGCTTTAATGCGGGTTAATTGCTTTTAAAATAACAGAATCAATGTCATAATTACCAACAAGGGAATAAGAGAACAATAAAGGACTATAAGCAACCGTGAATAGCATTCAGCAAATAATTGTTTCATACAAGTGTTTATAAAACAAAACCCCCGAATACATTGCTGCAAACGGGGGCTTAAAACACTAGAGCAGGCAAAAGCCTGCCAAAAAACACTATAATTAACTAATAACAAACTTCTTATGGTTATAGCGTGTTATCTTCACAGCGTAACAGCGCTATAATAATTATATTGCTCGTTAGTCATTCAAATACAATCTCATTTAACCTAACTATTCAGCAAATGCATCTTACTGCAATGCTATTGTTCCACACAAATAAATGAGTATTGTAACCCGATTGCTATAATGTATAATTGAGCCATTATAGCGCGTAATGTATTACGCTTGCGCAGCAGTAGCGGTCAGTAGAGTGGAAACTCATTGGAGAGGCAATATTGCTATTGTCCCCGTCGCGCCCCTGGTAGGTGTTTATTGACCTGGATTTACAGGTGCTAGCCCATTACGGGCAACTAGCTGGCCAGCACTAACAAAATGTTAGCTTATTTACTGGCAATCGGTAATTAGAGCAATCCCTGGCTTGATCTATGTCAAATAGCTAATTGTTATAGCAAGGTTTGAGCGCCTTTGCTGTAACAACAATGCTAAGATAGTACATTTGTTACAATTGCAATACATTTGTAACAAAATAAAATGTTAAATAGGTAAATAGTTGTAGTGAAGGTAGTTATAAAGCGTTATTGATCTGCATTAAAACCATTGCCATATTTACTGATCTTTATTTTCACAAGATGGTCAATTGTGTAATTAAATTGCTCTATAGTTTTAATTCCGTCAGTAGTTATTGCATACACTACATTTAATCCAACTTGATTGCGGGTTATGTTGTGGTTACCAACTAACCTGTTTATAGATTGCTGGTAAGAGCGTTTACTGATTACTCCATATTCTAAGCAAATAGTGTCATATAAAGCCCCGTAACTGTAATTGCTGAGCGGGAATGATAAGCATTGAAGCAGTAAGAGATCGATCTTTGTTGAGCCCCTCATTGCCCTAAGGGCCTGGTTTTGTGCCTGGGTGTATAGTGTACCAAAATACATAGGTGATTAAGTAAATGATCGTTCACTTATGAGGGCGATTATTGTTCGTTATCGGATGTAACCAATCGGTTACGCATTATGCAATTGCCTGGTTTTCAATGGGGTGGGGGAGGGGCTAAAATTCTATTTAACATAAGATATATTATGACTTTGATTGTGAGTTTCGCCAGCTTTTGCGCAATATACAATATTATGGCCAAATCGCACCGAAACGGGGCAAATTGGACCCCACCCCATCTGAAAATTCGCGTTTTCCCCGGCAATTGCGGCCCGTATCATAATGTAATTAACACACCCTCTCGTCATTCTCCCTTGTTTTTAGGATATAACATATTCCAGATCAGCATCGCTCCCTGTCTTACTCCATTAGCCTGCCCTAATTTGTAGGGATCCTCCGTTTCGCTATTCTCAAATATAATTGTTTTAATCCATAGCTCTATATGTTCATTATACGCTGTCCAGTCCTGTACCTGAGCCTTGCTGGTTGGCGAATATACTCGCCCAGGATTGATGCGCACCAGGTCTTTTACGATTTCATAAACTATTACATCTGCAGAATAGTTACTTGGCAGTTTTTTCTGTAGTAATACTAGCAATGATTGTTTAAACTCCTTTGTTATATTACGCTTAGCGTCTGTCGAAAATAGTTGTGATATATATGTTTTGAGCCTAATTCGGTTTTTGTCATACACTTCCCTTGCAGTAGCAAGTGTATAATATTGAGAGTCAGGATCGTTTAGTAATTGATCTACCAAATCAGATTGGCTTTCAAATAGGGGGCCATTGCCAAAATTATACTCAAATAGTACAGCAAAAGCATTTGTTGGAAACTCGGTCATATATGGGTTTTATTGTAACAGGTCTCTTATATCAATAATTTCTGGTTTTACCCACTCGTCTTCAAATTGTCTTAATTGCCGGTCTTGGTTACACTTAAAACAGGCTAACACTTTAGTCTTTCTGCGCTCCAGGTTACGCCTTAGATCTACTTTGCTATACAAGTGATCTGTTGTAGCCATAGTAGGAAATGGCTTGTAGTCACTCTGATTTACGCCTTTAGGCGGTGGTACAGTTTTAACCCCGCACCAATGACAACGAAAACCAACTTTGTAGGCATGTCTTTTCCGCCATCTGGCATTGTTTCTTGTATCAACCCTGTATTTAGCCATTCATTCTCTTTGCAATTGCATTACAAAACGCATTCCAGGCAGTTGGTTACATATTGCTGTATTTCAAGGCCTTCCATAAGCCTAGGTTTTATCTTGCAGCTGCTCCAGCAGTTCTTTAACAGCAGATCTAAAGGCCTTTTCTTCAAACAATGTCTTATAAACGCTATGCTTTAGTATGTTTGCAAAGCCCTCCCGGTCCTTAAATTGCCATTGCGTTAAAATCCCATGAAGTATAGCAAATCTAACAGTTTCTGCGGCTTCATTAGAATTGGCTGGCTTTTGTTCTACTTCTTTTGCGTACCCCTCAAAATCTGGAGCTGGCATGCCCCATTTCTCTAGCAGAGGCAGTAGATCCCTTTCAGCGTATACAATCCTATTCGGGTCTTGCTCGTATACAATTTCAGCGTGGGAATGAATGGCAAATAGCTCTTTAGCCACTTCAACAGGTGTTAGCTTCATATATGGGTTTTAAATAGCCCCAGCTGTCACACCAGGGCTTTAATGTTTACTCTTCTTCAAAGTACAGGAAATAGTTTTTCTGCGGCTTAAAGAAGTTCGCTGCAGGCACCTCATTATCTATGCCGATATTGAGGGTGCCATTAGGCGTTGCCTTCGCAAAATCCTCATTGCCTTCTCCTGTACCATATACTGCCGTAAGGTTGGCGCTTTTATTGTAACCGTTGTCAGTCACAGAGTTGCACCGGAATTTAGCTTTTACTTGCATTATAGGCTGTATGAACAGTTATAGAATGGGTATTGTACATACACCTAATGTAAGGAATTTTAGCTAACCTCTATCCATTGGCCATAAGCTTGCTTTATTTCCGGTATTATCGCTATTGCATATGGCCTACAGTTATTTTTAGCTGGCGAATCTTTGGATGCCAGTTTTATGCGCGCCATAGATGTAAACAGGTTTTTCATAGAGTAGGCGTATTTGTGGTTTCTGTTCTTTGTTATGAGCGCGCATATGTATGTTTGACCATTGCCAGCCCTACACTCTATTCGACTGGTGAGCCGCTTACCGTTTTCGTCGAAGGCAGTGTACTCCCATCTGTATTCTTCTATTTGTTTTACCTCAAGCGTAATGGCCTTGAGTTTGGCTTTTGTAATTACAGGCATATAATGGGTTTAATTTTTGCGTTTAATTTTACTTAGGCGGAGTTTCACCACTATCAATCAATTCCCTAATACACCATTTAGTATTTTATATCTGAATTATCATATATCATGCCTTAGAGAATGCTAAAAACACAGCACCTTGGAAACCATATGATGTCATTATAGCGTAGTTTATCCATGATTAAATCATTGTCAATTCTCGCTTCAATGATCTCTTTATCAACACTTATCACTTGGGTCCAGAACCGCTCTCTATCTACACATACCTTTACGCTGTCACCTGATTTAATTTGATCAAGCTCTTCTTTGCTAGGCGCCTCAAAGGTTTCAGGATGCCTTATGGCCATAGCCTGCGCATCTATAAAGGTGATGTCATTGAAAGTAATAGAAGTATTCATCGGCTAATATTCTCTTTTAGCTCAAATATCGCAATAATGGTCTCCGTAAAACAGTCAGGGGTAGGGGTAGTGTAGATTTTCCAGTCCTTAAGCTTATAACCCCGCTGATTATTACGGTTGATAATAGCCTCAAACTGTTGGCAGAGCAGGTTTGTCATTGGCGTATCCGCCTTCCAGCTCTTTGAAACCTCTGCAACTATGAATTTTTCCATATATGTTCTACATTATTTGTCTAAACCCGGGAAATTTGGCATTTTGGAGGATTATGTATGACTTAATTTCGGCAAAACACCATCCTCAAATACTACCAGCCAATATATGTTCTTGTCATCAATAAGCTCAGACTCAGCCGGATAGTATTCTACAGCCGTAGTCTCGGCCCCAAAGATCTCATTCTTTATTCTTTGTAGCTCACTCCAATGGTTTACAATAGGGGCGTCAAAATGGTTTTGTATAAGGACAAGCGTTACGGGTGATTTATCGGTAGGGTAGTTATCATAGATCATGACCGTGTACCGATTATTACGGAAAGCTCGTGTCATACCAGGCGGAACAAAGGGATGAGCTTTCATATCAATCGGCTCAAACTTGCCTTCTGGCAGCTTTAATAATTTCTGCGCGGCTAAGCGGCGCTGGCGTTTGGAATCCATGATAAGATTATATTTACCTACTAACTTCAATTATAGCCTCTGGCCACTCTTGGCAGGCCGCTAAATATCTTGTTACAAACATAACCAGCCCCTCATAATTACCCCAGTTGTTTTTAGGGTTTAATTGTTTATAGTGCCCCGGCTTAGAAACCAATTCCCCAAGACCTAAGGTTAGGGGTTTTATCAGCTCCTTAGCAACATTGATCATAAGCTCTTCCGGAAACCACAATGCTTTATGAAGACCCGCCTCTTTTGCCATTGGCATCAATTTGTGTGTTATGTTATAATGGAGCACTATATCAGTTAAGTTTTCACCTGGCTCAAATGTTACCGGTTCCCGACCTGGATGCAGTTCATCCCACTCCTCCCGACTGATCTCAATAGTGGATCCGTCCCGCCGTATAAAAATACCACTGGAGGTTTTTGGCCTCAATATGCCCGGTGTCTTAAGATATACATCTAAGCTCATGCGCTTCTTATTGACTATATTTTAATAACAATTTTGGCATCCTATCAGATTTGCCACCCTCTTCAAAAAGCACCGTTTTAATAATTTCAGCTACATTATTAGTAATTTAATTCACTGAGGCCGCCTTTGTTGGCTTCAATGAATTGTTTAGTGAAATCAGGTGTCATAAATGATTGCTTTAAAAACTCCCCTTATACTCCAGCTGATACTCGCCCTTTAGAATATCGGGAATATTCTCAGGGCTATTGTACTTCTTGAACAGTTTTATGGCCCTATTAATGGACTTCTTTGCCTCATCAATAGTGTCACCGGCGCCATATATGCCTTTTACGTTATCTGCATAGGCGCTGTAGAAATCATCTATTTTCTCAATAACTATGGTTATGGTTTGCATATTGAATAGTTTGTCGAGCCGTTCTTTGGTTTCATAGGTGTAATCCTTATTAACATAACGCACATACGCGCACTCAGATGGCCAGCAGTCGCATGTTAAACACTCGCCATTATGGTCAAAGCGGCAGGGGTGCATCATTTTATTTCCGGTTTATTCCTGCTATGCCATAACCTGGCACTTAATACATCAGCCGCGTGGCAAAGTGCGCCCAGTTCATTCATAACACGTTTATAGGGCGAATAATCGGCGCCTTCGCCTTCAATATACGTAAGCGCTAAAAGCTCCTCCTTTGTTAGCGTTATGTCATATTTAGAAATCATGTTCATCCTGAATTGCATTCTTTCCTTTTTTGACCATGGCTTATAATCGCCCATATCTCCAATAGCCAGCTGCAATTGCATAAACGGCTTCTCGATATCATGCAGAAATAGCACCGATACCACGCTCGACCATGTGAAAGGCATCGGCCATGGGTCGTTCATCATCCTTCTGGCTATAGTCAAACAATCCGCCACATGCTGCAAATACCCGCCCTCCCAATCCTGGTGTTTATATAAGGATCCTTTTGCTATTGCCAGGGTGCCGGCATGATCATCTAGGATCTTTTGTAGTTTAGGTGCGTTTTCGCCGGTGGATTTAATATAGCGGGTTATAAGGTAGAGCGGGTGCGGCATAAATTACCTGGTTTTATGATACTCGTCGGCTATTTTGTACCATTTATTATTACAAGGAACGAGCATTATAACCCCCTCGCTAAACAAATAACAGAATTTCTCGCCATTGTTAACAGCCATAAATCTACGCATCATTAGGTCCACAGGTGTTTCTAACCAAAACCTTCCAGAAACCAAATGAGTGGGCAGCTTATAATCCTTGGCAACCAATACCTTTAATCCCTTTTGTTTTAAAGTGAATTTTATAACGGTGTCCAAGGGTGCGCTTTCGCAATGAATGACATGTTTTTTAGGTTCTTTAGTTTTCTCGACCCTTGGAAATAAAATCTGACAGAACATTGTTAATGGCAAAAAGATCAAAGTGATAATGAATAATGGTTTCATGATTGGTGTAATTTAGTTAATTAACATATTGATTATTTAATAAGCTCATACTTCGGCTTACCGCCTTCTATATTTGTTATTCGCTTAAAAACCTTATCCAGCGACTGGCTAATGATAGTGCTGATTGTTTTTCGGATTTCTGGCTTTTTCGCCAACGCCGGCTCATGAACAAATATTTTCTCAATAATTTCTGTAGAGGTCAGCGGCTGTTTTGACTTGCTAAGTACATAGATGACTTTGCTCCTTACCGAACCTGTAGCACTATACTTAGCAGGTATCTCATAAGCAAAATTAATCTTTCGTGCACTGAAGCTCTCCTCACCATACTGATCATTAGGATCATTAGCGGGCTTGGGGCTTTGGTTGTTGTAAGAGGTCTTTTCTGTTTGAATGTGGGCTGCGCTACCACCGCCTTCCAGTGCTAGAAGATCTGCAAATAGGTCGGCTTCTTGAGTCTGTAACGCCTCTATTTGCGCTTTAATGGCTACAATTTGATCCTTTATGGCCTGAATGACCAATGTGGTTGTTGTTTTGTTTAATTGCATATTAATTGTTATGGGTTGTTTTGTTTTAGTATACTGATTGCGGTGTCAAGACGGCCAAGGATATTCATCCCTGTAACTGTTAAAGCCCCTAGCTTTTTGTGTAGGTATTTTATTTGAACTAAGGCTTCTTCCATGACATTTGTTATTGTAGCGGCTTCTTCGGCGCTGAGCGCAGTTAAAGTTACCATATCATAGTCATCAAGCTGCTTTAGTGCAATCGGCTGCTCTTTATAATATTTAGCCATCGCTTCTTTGGTCGCTGTTATGGGTTGGGGTAGCGGCAATGAGGCATGACTAAATTCAACAGGGAAATTGATTGGATATGCGTAAACATCGGGAAGAGTTTTATGTTTTAGCGCTTTAAATTGCATGGTGGTTTATTTTTAAAATTCATAATCCAGCGTCATATTTACAGTTGCGAGCATATACTTATCAAGTTGCGTGGCAACAGCAAGCATGCCATCTTTTATACAGTGTTCGCGCAATGAGTCCATTGTGGTTTTATAAGGCAGCAGTCGCGGTATATAACATGCTTCTAAAACGGGGCCGTTTTTGGTTTCGACTACGGTGCCGAACTGATTTACGTTAGCAATCAATACAAGTGTTTTAAACTGCATCATAATACATCTTCTTCATTGACTAATTTTTGCAGATTAAGCCACGTTGCCGCATCAATACCCAGCACGCACTCAAGGCGCTTTGCGAGATCTTCTGTAATTTCAGCTGTGCCATCTATGATATTTACAAGCTGCTCCATTGGTAAATCCATTTGCGCAGCAATCTCTGAAAGTTTCTTCTTTTGTGCAACGATTTCATCTACTAGGTATTGCCCTACGGTTGTATCTATTCCCGGCACCAGCTCTTTTGCATTGATTTCTTTCAATTCTTTTGCTTTGTATTCCAGGTAAAGGAACATGGCATCATCGGCAGTCTTAAGACGCTCTAGCATTTCCGGGCTTGTTCCACTTAGTACTTCCGGCATTTGGCCTACCGCAGATTTGAGCTTCAGTAGCTCATTTGCAAGCTTGGATAGTATGCGCTTTTCTTCGCTAGTCATGGTATTTAATTGTTTAGTGATTTTTTTAGTTCCTTAAGGCGAATTTCCTGTTCACGAATTGTTTTAATGGTCATACTGATTAAAGCCCTGTAGCCGGCAGGTATCCTATGACGATCTTTCCAGTATCTACGAATTCGCTCCATGCGTTCCTTTTGGTAGTATTCTATGCCCTTAATCAGCTTAACCTTTTCAGTAAGAGTTAAAGTATGATCTGGTTGACCATAGTACGCCATATTATTCAATTGCTTTATTTAATCTTGCCTCTACCGCTATATCAATCAAGAGATACGTAAAATCCCTTTCTTCGACAGCCCAGCCATCCCAGTCAGGTGCCGGCATGCCGGCGTCCCAAAAAATTGTTAATACCTCTGCTTCTGTATAGGTAGCTTTCTTTTCTATGCGCGAGTGATCAATGCCCCATTTATCAAGCAGCTGGTATAGCTCATCGGCTTTTGCATATGTAGATTGTGTTTCAGTTTCGTTCGTAAGGTTTAGTATTGAAACGATGCCTCTGGCAACTTCAATAGGTGTCACTGTCATACGACCTTGTTTTTATGGTTAATGACTTCTTTAAAACGCTCTCTGTGTGCTGGCAATATGGGAAAACCTGAAATTGACCGCTTAAGCATGAGTGAAAGACAGGAGATAACCAAGTGTAAATAATCGCGGCGCAGATCCGCCAGCTTGCGCGCGTCATAAGGCGCAGCCTTTATGAATAAAAAATCCGCATGGCTGACAGCTCTCCTGTATAATTTAACAATGTAATATGGGGTTCTCCTGTAGCATTGTTTAGCTACCCAGAGCACAGCATCTTCTTCGGCCGGCCTTAAGTATCTTGACTGATAATCTTCTTCACACTCAACCCTTAAGACTTCTTTTATAAAATCATAATACAGCCAATCAGCAGGCCAGTCATCCGGCTTGCCGAAGTCATAACCATATTTTTTTAAATTTCCCTTGCTCATATAATGGTTTTGATTAGTGGTATGACCTTCTAAAATACAATAAAATTAATAATTTTGAACAAAAATAAATGACAATTAAATATAAGGCCTTAGTAGCTAAAGAGCGTGGTCAAGACGGCAGATATTGCTATATGCATCTTACGTTTCATAAGCAGTTTGTTATATTCGAATATAATGGTAAGCCTAATCTTTACCCGCCAGATGCCACCCTTGAGAGCATTATAAAGCCATATTTAGATATAATAATCACCAGCCAGCTGCAGAAGTATAACAATTGGCACGAACTCGTTGACTGCGAACTAACCATCAAAGATTCAACAACTTGATATCTAAATGCTTTTCTATTAAACAAAGAGTAGCAACCTCCAGGTTTTGCCCGCTTGTCCACCGGTTTACGGTAGCCTTTGGCCTGCCGGTCATGGCCACCAGTTGCGCTTGTGTGATACCTTTATCCTTCATGGCTTGTTGTATAACTTTGCCAAGCTTGCGCATTCGGGCCCTATAAGCGTCCTTGTCGGTTTTAGAGAGCATTAAAATCGCATGGCCTTTCCAGTCCGGCTCAGGATGGCCGTAGCTTTTTAATAGATTTACAACATCTTGTAATCTAAAAACTGCTTCATTCGGGTTATCATGATAAACATCTGCTACATTTTGATATGTGTTTTTGAGGTCTTCAGCTATCTGTATGGATGTGGGTTTACTCATGATTATAAGATTGGAAATTAAAAGCAAACGGTAGAAACCATTCGCTCTTTACTTGGAGGGAGATATGCTTGCTTATGAGAAAACAAATATCCTTAATATAATAAAAATGAACAAAAAAATTTATGCTTTGTGAAATAACAAATACCAGTGCAAAGGCTGCTGAGCTTAATAAGTGGCATAAGATAATGATTAAAGATGGCATTTATCAGGTGGAGAAATATGTAGAGTTTAAAAACGCTTTTGATCTTAACGGTAACAGTCTCAGCTGCATTCCCGCACAAACAACCGTGTACGCCGAAATGTCGTATAACGGAAACGGCTACCCATAACAAGCCCCAGGTAGAGACCAGGGGCGTAGATGCTTGTATATTGGAAAACTGATAAAATATTAAGGCGGATGCCAACCGGCGTAAGTGGAAAAAACACCGGGATAAATGATTAACGAGTGCTTAGCTTAGTAGCTTCATCCGCCCAAAGAGCTGTAATGGTAGGTCCACCCGGACTCGAACCGGGATAAGCCACCTTCGTACTTCAACTATAATAACCGGCCGCTCTGCCAGTTGAGCTATGGACCCTGTTGTTAAAGGAGCACCCGTACTAGACAGTAAGGCGCGTTCTAATGTATTAGTTTCTAATAAATGGCACTTGGGATGCGCCATAGTTGCGGTCGCCGGACTCGAACCGGACCCCTGGGTTATGAGCCCAGTGAGCTGCCAATTACTCCACCCCGCAATCTCAAAAAACAATTAAATATAGCTATAATAATTAAAGCACAATCTTATTATTACGCTTTAATTCGTCATATACTTCATTATAAGTATAAACATTATTTAGATCTACACCAGTAAAGTATTTCTCGTTTTTCCAATCTGCAATCAACTCTTTATTATTGCTGAAAACTTTATACAACAGCTGATCGAGAGGTTCTTTATTTGGCACCGCTACGCCTAATTGTAAGGCGGTTTTGCCATTAGCCCAGTGCTTAGGCTCAAAGAATACTGGAAAATCGTAGTAATTGCGCATATAGAATTGCATGGCAAAAACATCTACGCCCAGGTTGCTCAATTTTCCTTGATTGAAAATTTTAATGTTACCATTACCTGTATCAATATGATAGCTATGCTGCTTCTTTTTATGGCTTAAGATAATTCTGTCCGATTCGCGCTTTATAACCCATTCCGATTGCGCGGTGCCATGAAAGGGTACATTGTCAAGCCAATAACAAAGCATCGCGACATCCTTATCATTCATATAGCGTAATGGCGTAAGGATTAGCTTACCCGTTTTATTAACAGGGCATAAATGATAATACTGATATATATAGGCCTTTTCTTCAGGCGTGAGTTTGTTTTCCATGCTTAAGAGTTAATGGTTATCTTTCTCGTTGTATCGAACCTGTACCTTTTAATTAAAACTAATACGCAATGTCGTTTTTTTGTATCAACCTTAAAATTCAATAAAACAGCAATGAATCATTCTTTGTATTAACCATGTAAGTTTACAAACAATCTATAACCGCCATGTTGCATCAACCTTGCAAACAAGGATTACAGACACCTACCATAATCCTTATTTTCTAACATGATAATTGTATCAACCTTGCAAATACCTTAATCAGCAGCTGCCGGAGGCCATTTGTCGTTGTATTAACCTTGAGAATTTACTAACAAATTTAATTATTGGTTGTCGCTTTTCAACCTGATTGTATCAACCTCGCAAATTAGAATTACAAACCCTGCAACACATTTTACTAACTGCAATTGTATCAACCTTGTAAAATTAGGAATTATAAACCCCAGCGCAAGGACGGCATTACCAAAGACCGAAGTTGTATCAACCTTGCAAAATAGTGCTACAGCACCGGTAACTACTGCATTGTCCTTAACCTCGTTGTATTAACCTTGCTAAATGAAGCTACTTACAACATGGCCTCACAGTGGAGTTTCTATATAGAGCTGTATCAACCTTGCAAAATAGGATTACAAACACCAGAAAGCGCTGAGATGGCTGACTATTTGAAGTTGTATCAACCTTTCAAATTAGTCTTTTAAATCAAAAGACAATAAGTTGTATCAACCTTGCAAAATTAGTTCCCACATACAGCTCACCTCGGTGAAGGAAATTTTATCGGCTGGTTGTATCAACCTTGCGAATAAAGACTACATACGCCTGCAAAGCCGTGGGTGCGGTGAATACATAGTTGTATCAACCTAGTAAATTAGTATTATACACAGCTTATTCCTTTCTAATCATTATAAATTATCCGTTGTATCAACCTTGCAAATTAGTGCTACGTACAACAAAAAAGGATTTAATCCAATGGACGATTCTGCTGTATCAACCTTGCAAATTAGGATTACAAACACCCACAAAAATTAGTAGCACTAGAGCTAGCCTGTTGTATCAACCTTGCAAATATGTGCTACATACAACGCGATCCTGCCATGGCCCGATATATACATAGTTGTATCAACCTTACAAATTAGTGCTACATGCAACAACGGTCGCCAGGCTTTACCTTATCATTGGTGTTGTATCAACCTTGTAAATTAGCGCTACATACAACCCTATCTTTTAAAGGATATTCATTATCACCGTTGTATCAACCTTGCAAATTAGTGCTACATACAACAATTTTAGAGGGCAGTCCTGAAGAGGTAGTGTTGCATCAACCTTACAAATTAGTGCTACATACAACAAGAAAAGATAAGGAAGATATGGATTTGCTGTTGTATCAACCTTGCAAATTAGTGCTACATACAACTTATATTCAAAAAGTATATTTTTTTAGTTAGTTGTATCAACCTTACAAATTAGTGCTACATACAACAGAGCTTTTGTAACCTATTCGTCATCATTGACTTGTGGTAGTTATTACTACAATATTTTTTAAAAAGAAGGTCATTCAGGAGTGGCAATTACACCCTCCTGCTCAGGCCAATACAAGTGGCCCCTAATATTTCAAAGATCTTATATTGCGAATTAGTTCTTTTCCACAACAATTGAATGATAAGCTGCTTTATTGGCTATCTTATCGCTCAAATTGTAATAACTCCATGAGGCTAGTAATAAGTTCGCTTCTTCTGTTCCCTCATGGGTTTGTTCCTTTGCCTCATTATAATTATTAAGAACAATCTTGCCTTTTCCATGCTTTAGACAATACTTTATCAACTCTCTCGCATAAACATGCATCCTGTTCTCAATGAAGTTCTTTTCCGCCGCCTTAAAACGCTCGATTGACTGCAATTTTAATTCCCTGCCATCACCGCCTTGATTATATTTAGCGCCTGTTTGAACGCGCTGCAGCGCAGCTTTTATAGAATTACGACCATGTAAATACTCCTCCTCGGATCCAATTGTATACATTCTATCTTTACCCTCTTTGATTATTATCGGGTATTTGATAGACAGATAGCAGTCAGCTACATTCTCTGTATCCACTTTAATAACATCCTTCTCCCAGGAAAAAACTGCTAATAGAAAGAACTTATTATCCTTGATCTGTATTGAAGAGTCGCAAAACTTTACCTCGCCCTTCATGGCCATGTCCAGCATGTATTCTTTAGTGTGAGTGTCATTGGTGACCTTCTTTTTCTCATGACCAAACCATGTTTTGAATGGCGTTCCATATACACTAAAACTATAATTGCCATCCTCGTGTTTGGTCCAGTTGCTACTATCGCGCACCCGCATGGGTAAAGGTATATCCTTTTTATAACTTCGCAAAGATTTATTGCCAAGAAACATTTCTTTTTTCTCCTTCTTATATGTGTTACCAATTACGCTACTAAGGCCGGATAACATACCCATTGGACAATCACCCTTAAATAGCTTGCTTAATACTTGGTAGGTTGTATTATCCTTAGAGGTATTCAGGATGCCCGCAACATCGTCGGCTGACTTTTTAAGCTTTATCTTTACGTCTTCGGTTATGTAAAAGAAGTCTTTAATGTTATCTTGAATGTACAAGTGGGTTGATATCTGATTGGCGGCTTTACGAACAATACGCTGCCATTCATACCACTTTTTAAATAAGGCTTTTAATTCCTTAGGGTTATCTCCAATGTCAAAGAATAGTTGAATCTTGCGTGTTACAGTAGGCATTTAATTGTTTTTTTCTAAGATTACAGATAGGGCTTCTTCAATAGCGCCCTCAAATGCATCAACCCATGTTGCAAATTTTCCAAACGATGAACTGTGACCATAATTATAACCAGCTCTTTTATCAAATACAACAAAGGAGCTGAAGCGATCCTGCCATGGCCCGATACATACATAGATTTTATATTCATCCATGAGCCATTTTTGAATTTTACACAATGCCAGAAACTCATCCGCTTCCATTAATTCAGAAAAACCAAGCTTTACAGCCTTTTCATGTAGTTCAATTGTTTTCATAATAGATTTATTCTTTTTCAGGTAATAGCGCCAAGGCATATGCTATACCAATAAGCCAAACATCAACATATTCACCATCCTCTTTTGCTACTACTATACCAGCAGAATTATTTTTATTTTCGCACATTGATGCGTCTATTATACAATTGAATTTACCCCAATGCGCATGTGGTTCCACCCAAACTACGATTTTCTTGTATTCTCTTAGCCACCATGATATTACCGCACAGGCCGTATTGGCGAATGTTTCATTGAACGGCATCCAGGCCTCGAATAAAGCCGGCGTAATATGCATCGAGTATTCAAAGCCTTTTTTCTTAGCAAGGCTGATGGTTGCAGTTACGCGCTCAGAAAGGTTTAGTTCTTCCATATTGAATATCGGTTAGGCCTATTCAGTCTTTTATTGGCAATAATAATTCTCTGTAAACTAATCTCCGCTTCGCTAATATCCTCAGTCATTTTCTTAAATCCTAAATCCTTATAGGCTCTTTTAATAATTTTTACAATATAGTAATCCGTTAATTCATCAGACTGCTTCTTATTCCAAACCCTTAAATGCGCATTAATTCTCTTTACGGCCTTAGGTGTTTTCTTTTGCACTTTATTATATTCATCAAGACAAGCTTTGCATTGACTTGAATAATATTCAAATTGCCGATTGCGCCTATTCTCTCTTATTAATTGGAACTCATACTGCACTAATTTCGATTTCTTGCATTTTCTACATATCTTTTCATCTAAGATTCCGCCGCCTGGTATATAATAATTTGCAGAAGAAATACTCCCCGCCTTTATATGATTCCAAATCTCACGCTTAATCTCCGTTTTATCACTATAAGTTTTACCATTTATAATAAGATCATGCACAACATCGAGGCCTTCATATAACACACTATGGCTTTTCTTAGCGATAAGCCTACTGGCATAATCTACAAGGTCTTCATAATGCTCAATGATCAGATTCATACAAGGTAAAGAACACCACCGGGCCCTCAAGGTGACTGAGAAAGCAGGGTTTTTCCGGTGGTGGGTTAGTTTAAATAACCACCAGGGCTGGAACTGCACGAGATTCCTAATTGTTTTATTTCCCAGCTTGCTGGTGGTTAATTCTTTTACTTGCGCTTTATTTAAGGTGTTATTTTTTCTTTGCATCTATTTCCTTAATCTTCCAGCCCATGACACCTATTATAGTCCCTACTGTCCCCGGAATTTCTATTTTAATTTGTGCATCCCATTGCACAAAATATGCATCAATGCCATTATGCATGAATCCCCCAACTGTATAACCCCGAGTGCCGATTGGATGCAAATCACCACCTGGCGTATCTTCTTTTATCTTCTCAACACGAGCGCCCTTCGGTATTGGGCATTTAGGATCATAGGGCAGGTCATTCAAGCTATCCACCCCAATGTAACCAAGAAAATGTTTATGATGTTCTTTCTTCATTGGCTATAAATTTTGTTGCTAAATCCTGCGCGACATGATGGCCATTACCGCCGGCCTTGCACTCATGCTCTAAGATTGACTCGAATATCTCACAGCCTATATGATAGGCCACAACATGCAAATTATATCTCAGCATTTCTTCTTCATCTGTGGCGGGGTATTTGATCCTATACTCCTTAAGAATACGCTCAGTTAATAAATGCTTAAGCATTATATCGCTAATGAATTCTTTATAACGGCCATTAAGCTCCGTTATGAATTCGTCAACGACCTTTGGGATTATTATACCGGGTTCCATTTGCATTTGTTACAATTTATCTTTAATGAGCAATATTGCCAGTACAAACAGTATCACAATCGCACTAAACAAACAGCCTAACGAACAAACAACATAGGGGGTGAATTTTGTCATATGATAGGGGATTATTTGCGTATTATACGCTCAAGCCGAGCGTAAGCGAAGCCTAAGATGAAACTCGTAATAAGCACAATCCAAAAAATCTTGCCATCAAATTTACCATGCAGAATAACCGTAGCGCCATCTACTAACGTGACGAATATCAACGCAAGTATTCTACATACCCAGATAAACTTCATTATTTTTTATGATTTTGATGGCCTCTAAAATAGCCTGATCTAAGGCCCCTCGCCGGTCTTTATGCATCAGTGATGGTTTCATTTTGGTGGCCAGCAGGGCGCCGGGCCACATTGATTTGCCAGTCTTAATTGTTAATATACTGCAACTCCAATTACCTGGTTCAGTCTCCTTTCCCTTTCCGGTATACGGTCCCGGTATATAATAATCGTGAATGCTTAAGCCATTGACTATAAACCACTCAAAAACCTGATCATACAGCGGCGCCGCATAACTGGCTGCAGTTAGCATACAATTGCGGGCATAGGATTCGTCCGTTAATATGTAAAGATTGTCGGTGAATCGTTTGCCGTTCGCAGCCCGTTCCCATACGCTTATACAAGGCTCATCAAACCCAATACCCTTCAGGGCTATAGCGATCTGTACCGGCACAAAGTATTTTGCAAGCATGCAGCTAAAATAATAAACTTTTAATTATTTTTAATAAAATTTTACGTTTATACATAAGCCGTTTTGAAGTTATGTTTGGGAAAGTGAAGATAAGTAAAGATATTTGTGCGGTTAACAAGTTTTAAACCGGGGTGCGAATCCCCAGCTACTAAAATTTTCGTTACGCCCTGGGTTTCTACTCAGGGCTTTTTGTTAGAACAGTTTCAATTGCCCTTTTTATTGACTCCATTGTGCCGCCATTGCGTTAGCAATTCCCTGATAAGTTCTACTGCGCTCCTTCCAGCGATCAGGTGATGGCCCTAATTTATTTTGCCCCGAGGGTGTTTGATTAGCGTATATTCTTTTCTTGATAAAATTGGTAGGGATAAGGGGGGGCAGACCTTTCAGCCATAAGCAGGTGCGCTTACTGGCGTCTTCACCAAACATGTAAGGTTGTATTGTTTGGGTATAGGGGCCGACCTCGTGTATTACAACACCCATTGGCACTGGGTTCTCAATGCAGATCTTTGGTATTTGGGCCTCCTTAAGCGTTTTAAAGAACAATACAGCTTCTTTTTGTTGCTGTAGGCGATCAGGGAACTTTGGATGCGGGCGCCTTTTATGGGCCTCTAAATGCTTATCAGCGGGATGGTAGTAGGTCCAGGATTGGGCGTTGGTCAGAAAGGTGCATGGGGGATGAGCTATTAAAAGATCCCAGCCGTCATTAAGGATCTCCAGAACATTTCCTTGGTAGTGGTTTCCGGACGATTCGGTGGGTAATAAATCGCAGCTCATGGCATCATGGCCTAATAGAGTAAAAGCGTCTCTGACACGCCCGCTGTATTCGCAGGCGACAAGTATTCTCATAAGCTGTTGAGGGTTTAATTAAGCAGAAAAGCTTTCATCGAAGAACCTTTGTATCGCCGTGCCAATGTTCAAGGTATGATACGGGATGCGCAGAAGTTTAATTTTTTTCTTCTTACAGAACTGTTTTTTTAACTTATCACGGTATTGCTGTTCATGGAGGGCTTTTAAGCCATATACGGGCTCAAAATGATGCGGGCCGTCATACTCTATGACCATTCGAAGAGCAGGCAAATAGAAGTCAAAGAAAAGCGGCTGCTGCGTTTTAGGATTAATTAAACCGGGCCAGTACCACTCACGGCGAAATTCGAGCAGGCTTTTGCGTAGGAAATAGGCTACGGCTTTTTCTCCATCTGACAATTCAGATTTCTTTCTTGCCTCAATTAAGTCTTTGCTTTTTGCTAAAATTCGATCAAACCTTTTAGCATCTTTTTGCTTTTTAGTTGAAATTGTTTGCCCCATTATACTCTAATTAATAGTTACTTAATACTATTCCTTTACTTATTCTTCGATCCTATTCTTCAGCCTTAACAACTTCTAGAGGAGAGGCAGAGATGGCAGTCCAATTCCTAAAGAGCGTTTGAAGCTCTCAGGAATTGTGCAAATAATTTCTTCCGTCGGGTCGGCGTCGAAGTACTTGCCACCAGACCTTTTGAGTCTGGAACGGGCGCTTGGGCTGTCTCCCTTCATTCTCCCGTCATTCCCCTGACAACACCGTAAAGAACCCTGTCGGGTAAAGAACCGGCTCTAGTCATTAACCTAGATACCTGCCAGGTAGTTAAGCTCGGAGTAGCTGGGCATAAAAAAGCCCGCACAATTCAGGTGTGCAGGCGGGTGATACTTTTTTAAGGTATAACCCGAATAGCTACCTGAATTAACTAATCGGATCGAGTTACACCTAATGTAATGGGGAAAATCCTGAAACCACCAAAAAAAGGATAAGTTTTTACAGAGAAAAACCTTTAATTAAACACTAATTAATTGATATAGAGGAGGAAAAAAGTTTCAATTATTTTCTGGAGCGGGACGATCATAAGTGGCCTCGAAGTCTTTTATGCATTTTATTGCATTCTTATATGATTGCCGCTGTTCGGGAGTGAGAACCTCCAGCCCATCATATTCTCTTACAAGCTGAATTGCGGCATGATAAGATAAATGGTTTACATGATGATTAAGTTCGCTAATTAGTTTCTCGTTTATCCGCTGTTTTTTTAATAAAAGCCAATATAATAACCAAAGTGGTATTAATGCGAATAGCTGAATCGCAAGCGTTATGAAGAATTCTGTTGTTTTATTCATATATACCCTTACTTTTAGTTTCAAATTCATGTATTAGCTCACGGCAAAAATGAAAATATTCTTGTTCCTCGGTTGTTAATTCCCGGCTTTTTGCTTTTTCGGTCATATCACCAACAATATACTTGGCAACTTTATAAATAAAGGAATTGTGGTTTATGGCAATTTCTCTGACCATGGGGGCTATAATCGACATTCCTTTTTGAAGCTTAATTATTTTGCGATTCTGAATAAATTGCGTACATGCCAATGCAATGATCGCAGCGCCTAAAAATAGAACTACAGGAAAATCCATATAAAATATTTGTTCAATAAAATTAAATTACTATATTTGGTCTTAGGATAAGGTTTAATGGTTAATGGTATTTGATTAGTGCAGGCTCTTCCCAAATCGCGACCGGGGAGAGCTTTTTTATTTTATCCCATCGGTTTATATTCCCCGTAAATATCATTCACTTTATCGCTTTGCCAGTATTCATGCGTATCTACATCCATGATCGTTAGTTTACCTTTTGAGCCGGCGCCAGTATCAATATTCCAAATAATGTCAGCATGCATGGGCGGGCAATCGTCGTTAGCATAAGGGATTAATACATGGCTACCAGGAACCTTTTTAAATTGGGTCCAGTGAATGGTAGCAGTATGGCCAATAAAGATCTCAGTAAGATTTTCCTTGAATTTTAGTTTCTGGCCATCACTTACGCTTAAGGCCTGATCCCATAATTCCCGATTCCAATAAAAATACAAATCGTCTACCTTTCTTTCTTTATTCTCTGCAAGCGTTAGACTCCTAATAAAGCCTCCGTGAACAAACAATTTATTCTGTGCATCTTTATAATACAGCTGCTGGTTATAGAAGAATTCCCGATGCGCTGGAGGAATATCTTCGAATTCAATAGGTATATGAAAAATACGCTTCCTGCGACCACTAGCGGACCAGGCCCATTTTTCGTGATAATCAAATTCATCCTTTCCGGCGGCCCTTAAGTATGATCTTGCAGTGCCGA